GGCCTTGCCGTTGGTCTTTACGAAGACCCCAAGGCCGCGCACTTCCGCCTTGTCCGGGATGGGAAGGTTGTAGTTCACTCCCACCAAGACGCCGGTAACCGCGGGTTGAACTGCGTAGGCGCTTCCGTTCGTGAACAGGCTCATTCCCGAAGGACCGCCCTGCACTGGGTCAAACAGTCCAGGGATGACATAGCCAACCAGCTGCTTGCCTGTGGCAGCATTGGTCACCTTGTACATGCCGAAGCCTTGGGCAGGAGCAGCCTGCTCCGCCATGGGGTCAGGCTCAGCCTGCACATTGGTCAGCGTAGCAGCGCCCTGTTGATCGGCTGCTTGAAGCATCTCAGGGGGAAGAGCCTGCTGCGCCTGCTGGGCACTGACCTGAGTTTCTTGCGGAGCCATTCCCTGCGGAGCAGCGGACACCTTGATGCTGTAGCCGTAGCCGGATGGACGAACCTGGATGACATCAGTGCCATAGCTAAAAGCTGATGAGGCAATCGAGGCCAGCTTCGATACCGGCTCGATGGGCCGCGAGGTCAGGCGATGCAGACACTCCATCACGGACGCGTTCTTTTCGATCATGCGGCGGACTGCAGGATCTTCAAACTCATCGTTGAAGCGCTGAAAATCAGACTCGTTGATGGTACCGGCGATTGCCGAACAGATGGTGCTCATTTCAGAAATCTCCGGCGAAGTCTCTCGGCTACGGTGGGGGCAGAGGAAGTCTTCATGCGCCCAGCGGCAACAAAATCGTCGCACACACTGGCGGGCTCTGCCTCAAAAGAAAACTGCTCGCAGTATCCAGATCCATCGTTGGTTGCTCTGAAGTACGAACAGACCTCACAGCGGTTATCCCCCGCTGTGGGGCCATAGTTGGGAGCGTCTTCAACTCCCGCTATTTTTGGGAAAAAGTGAAACATCAGGAAGCCGGGGCGGTGGGCGGAGCGTCCGCAATGTCACGCCACTTGTCTTCGCGCTTGCGGAACATGTTTTTGAGGCGAGCACCGACTCCTGCCTTTGCCTGGCGAGCCTGCTCTGCGGCGGCCTCTCGGGCTCCAGCAGCCATGTTGGGAACCGCGTTACGAACCTGCCTCTCTACTCTCTTGTCGATGTCAGAAACATGCTGCCCCATAGCTTCGTTGATTTTGTCGACCTTCTTGTCCAGTGTCTTATCGACTTCCTTCATAGCTTCTCGCGCGGCATCTCTGGCCTTACGGTCCATGAAGGTTCCGGCTTCATCAGCGACACGCTTGATTTGCGGTACCGCCAGCTTCTTCACTGCGGCCGTACCGCCAACCCCGAGTCCACCTCCCACTGCGGCGTCAATTGCCGCCGATCCTGCGTACTCCTTCACGCGCCGCTTGAACTCATTGGAGTCAATCTTCCCGGAACGTCGATCTCGCATGTCTTGGATCATCTGATTCTTGTTTTTCAGCAGGGATCGAGTTCCCATGGCTCCTGCACCAAGGGTTCCCATTGCGACATACGGGTTCTTGAGTACGGAAGCAGACTTTACTGCCTGCGGATCCTCAAGGGTTCCTACTCTCGGCATCCCGATCTCGGCTCGCTGCTGCTGACGCTTGGCAAGTCCGCGCTCCTTGAGGCCGATATTTGCGGCGGAAATCGCACCAGAGGTAATAAGCCCCTGCTTCATTCCCTTTTTTGCCCCAGCTTGTATCGCCTTCAGTCCACCCTTTCGGGCTCCAAAGCCTCCTCGGACGCCAGCTACCGCAAGTCCTGCACCTACCGGAAGAGCAAGGTTCTTGAGATTTGACTTGAGCCGGCCCCCGAGCCCTTTCTGGGCCTGGTATCGGTCTTCAGTCTCTCGTCCGCGCAGCTTTGCGATGGTGCGAAGGCGGTCAGGGTCCATGGTGAACGCATCTGCTTGCGCCCCCTTCTCTTGGAAGTAGACACCGGGAAGCCCGGCGGCAGATGTAACGCCGCCACCAATCAGCGCTCCCTTCAGTGCCGACTTCTTGGCATCTGATCTGTGCATTTCGGAGGCATCTCGGAGCATTTCCTTTGCGGTATCTCCCAGCTCCCTTGCGCGGGCAGACAGGTACTGGCGCTGCGTGCCGCTAAATGCCTTACGGGCGCCGGCCTTCGCTGCTGCAGCTTGATCGGCCAGTCGCTTGAACTTCTTTGAACTGCGGAGAACTCCCTCCGCCTTCATGGCGCGCAGTGCCCCCGGCGCGTACCCAAGGCCGGCACCAAGACCGATTCCCGTACCGATCATGTGCGCGACATTTGCACGGCGCTGTGTCGTATCTCTCGCGTTGCTGCCTCTGGGGCGAGGATTGGGAGCAGAGGAAAGCTTGGTGACGCCCATCGACGAAGTTCCAGCCCCAACAGTCCGGCCGAAGCCCTGACGCTGCTGGTACGGCGGGTACATCTGGTCGATGAGGGACTTCTGGCGGTGCGGCTGGCGTGCTGGACCTTCGAAGACTGCGGGATTGAGCAGGGCAGCCTCGACCCTCTCTGAAGTCAGGGGATAGACATTGCCACCCAGCTCGAAGGTATGGAAGGGCTGGAGCTGTCGATCTGCGATGATCACGGGGATCTTGATCATGTTCTGCGGGTTCTTCGACTCGGTCGCTGCAGCGGGATCGTTCTTCGCCATCAGCAGTGCATGGCCGAAAGCAAACCCAGCCTCGGGCTCTACCCGCTGCAGGCTCAGATCGACCTCGTACTGACTGAGGAAGGGCAGCTGCTGGTGCAGATTGCTCAGCACATGCGCGGGCCACTTCGTGTCGTCATCCGGCATCTTGGCAATCGACGCCTGCTTCTCGAAGAAAGCATGCGGATCGACCTCGGGAAGGAAAAGAGGGGTCATGGTGTCCTCGAGGATTCAGTCAGTCTCAAGAGTACTTGAGAGAAGCGGTGCCCGGTCAGAGAGTGACGCTACAATATCACTTAGCAGCAAATCTGTCTGTGTTGTCGGATAGCCCAGTGTATTCAGGGCGGTCTTAATCTCAGTCAGAGATGCGCTGAGTTTTGTGAGAAAAGTCGTCCCCTGTACTACGGGCTCGGTAGTGCCAGTATCAAGAGTCTTTGCGACTCGAATCTTCTCATTGGTCTCGATAAGCGTGGCGCCGTTTCTCGCGACCCCGAGATTTAGGGCAGTCGGCTCTCCGAAGTAGAGGGTTTCTTGGCTCTTGACCTGGAAGGAGACAACCCTCTTTGCGGGATCTGGCGCAGACGGCTGAAGTGTGGTGACCGTCTCCACGGTGCCGTCTGACAAGATCAAGGGCTTCGTAACGGGGAGGAGCGGAGGCTCAGGAATCGGGGCATCGAGCTCGATTCTCGCACCCTCGGTGTTGCCCATTTGAGTGCGGACAGTCCAGGACTTTGCCGTAGCGAACTCCTTGACCTCCTCCGTTTTTCTCGTGGTCAGATCTCCGAAGTTGTCCTCTTCCCTTGTCAGGGTCTTCCACTCGGTCGATCCCCCAAGAGTCTCGACCTTCCAGTTCTCAGCAATGCAGAGCAGCTGGTTCTTGAATGGATTGGTGATGATACGCGAAAGAGCAGTTCCTCGAAGCTCGGTCACTCCTCCTCTGCGCACAATCAGACCATTCCCATCTCGAGTCAGGACAGTCATGTCCCCCGGGTTCAGGAACGGGCGGTTGGAATGATAGGAGCCAGGCTGCCCATCTTCTGTGCTCGCAGAAGCAAACGGCGCAGAGAGAAGCAGGAACGACTCGCTGCCGTCGGACGGGACGCAGACAAATACCTGCGCCCCGATTTCTGGCATGTAGTGAACTCCCTCTCCGAACGGAGTCGAGTACAGAGAGGGAATCGTGACGTTCTGAAAGCTTCTTTTTGCAGCGAGGCAATCGACCACACAGACCCATCGGGATGGATCAACGGAAGTAATCCTTCCCTGATAGATACGGGCATCTACAGGCTGTAGGCCGGAAGAGGGCATTCTGTTCCTACAAGAAAGAGAAGAATCTAGTCTTTTTGGGTTGGGCAGTCTGCGACTTGTCGGCGGGCTTTGGAGTCGCCGTCGATAGACTTACTGGCGTCACAGGCTTTGGTAGTCCTGGGGTCTTTACTGTCTGCGAGGGCTCGAGGCCAAACTCGGCTCCGTGCGCGATGCCAGAAATCGGGTGACCGTGGATGTCGGACTTCCAGTTCTGCGCTGCACCTTCGATGTATGTTTCCTTGAGGCGCTGGAAGTTCAGTCGTGCCATCCAGTCTTCCTGCCCTGCAAGAGGCATCTGGTTCATAGCCTTCAGCTTTGGCTTGTGCTTGATGGGACGCTTGCCCATTGCCTTCAGGTCGCGGTTCTTTGCCTCGACCTCTGACATCGGTACAAGCTGTCCGCGCAGGTATGAAGAGTCATCTCCTGGATCGTCGATGCGGGTCAAGTCGGTCATCGCACGAATCACCGTCTCAATGTTTCTGCGCCTCTCGTGCCCGGTAGTCGGCACATACAGCGCACTGAGGGAATCGGTAATGTGGTTTCGAACCGCCCCCATGCTCTTCGTAATCCGAAGAATGTCATGGGGATTTTTTCTACCCGTAGAAAGCGCCTCGGCCTTCTTGACCTCGTATCCTACGCGAATCTGAGGAAGGAGCTGGTTCGTATGCGGAACGACATGCTTCTTCCCATCGATCGTTACAGTCTTTCCGCCCAGTGCGTCTGTCTCAATCTTTTGGATCTTCCCAGAAATCTCGGCAAGAGTCGCCGATCCCTTCAGAGTTGAAGGAACCTTGAACAGGTCCTCTGCTGCGGTGAAGTAGTCGCCGACATCGCTCTCTCCACCCACACCGCCAGTGTGGAAGGTCTTCATCTGCATCTGCGTGATCGGCTCACCAAGAGCGTGGCCGGCGATAACCCCGACATTGGTGCCGACCGTGTAGAGCGTTCCCCGCTCGTTGAGGCCGTAGCAGGTGGAGCAGATGCCCTTCACTTCTTTGCAATTCAGGGGAGAGCGGACCAAGACCTTTGCGGGTCCAGACTTCTTGATTTGCTGTCGAACCTGAGATGTAACCAGCGACCCCCTTTTCAGGGTCTGCCCGTCCTTGAGGGGGACATCTCCAGCAAGGAAGCGCCCCTCGACATCTGCATCCATAGAAGGCAGCAAAGTACCCTTTGTGGTGCCGCAGTCTTTGGACCGAATCTTGTTGTCGATGACCGTGTTGATCAGCTCCTTTGTCAGAGCTCCGGGCTTCGCAGTGGAAGATGCCCGGTCGATTGTTCCCTTACGCGCACCGTGAAGTGACGCATAATACTGGGAGATCGGAAGTCCTTCTCCGAAGGACTTTGTGATCGGGAATGCAACTGGCTTGTTCATGGGATCCTGAACAATCATGGGGCCCATGACCATCTGGCTAAACTGGCCCCAGTTTCCGCGTGCCCCAGACTGCGCCCATTCCCACATTCGGTTGTCTTGGCGGCGGTTGTAGCGATCCTCGCCGACAGACTTCAGCTCCTTTTGGGCCTTCAGGTACAGCTTGACGATCTTGTCGTCCTTGCTTTGCTGGCTGCCGCCGCTCTTTCTGATCTTTGCTTCCTCTGCCTTGTACTTCTTTAGAACCTGGTCCCGGATCTCCTTGCCGTCGTGGAAGTCATTCAGACTGAAGCTTGACCCGTTCTTATAGGACAGGTTGAAGCCCAGATTCTTCCACTGATCGATCATTTTGGAGAACTCTTCTGGATTGGCTCTCGCAATCTCGGTGGCAAAACCCTTCATGCCGCCCTTGGCCATACGAAAATCCTTGTCGTACAGCAGGTCGTCTCGGTTTTTGAACTCCTTAGGGAGAGTGCTGTTGATCAACAATCGGCCCGGTGTCGTTGGACGCTTGTAGCCCATCACTGTGATCACATCATAGGACTTCAGCTTCCCGGCCTTGAGGGCCTTGATTGCTTGCACATCCGTGTATGTGCCGGACTTTTTCTTGCCCCATTTGGTCGCCTGATAAATACCGAGAACGGCGTCCATACTCGGAGCAACCATCAGCTTATTGCTGGTAGGAGAAAACAGATTCTTGGAAGGCATCATGGCCTTTGCCTCGTCCACCGCCTTTTCGGTGATCGGGACATACATGGCCATCGTGTCGCCATCGAAGTCAGCGTTGAAACCTCCTGTGACGAGGGGATGAATTTTGATGGACTTCCCTTCTACAAGTTTCGGGCGGAACGCCATGATTGAAAACATGTGGAGAGCGGGGTCGCGCTTCATCATTGCTGGGCGGTCTTTGATGACTCTTTCAAGGGCCTCATAGACTGCTGGGTGCTTCTTCTTGACCATGATCCGCGCTTGCATCGGAGATGATGCGCGGCCCATGTCCTTGACCAGAGCCTTGATGACGAACGGCTTGTACATCTCGAGCGCCATCTCTCGGGGCATGCCGACTTCATCCAGTGGCATCTCAGGGTCTGGAGTAATGACAGAGCGACCAGAGAGGTCCTGTCGTTTACCCAGAACTCCAGATTGGAAGAATGACTGCTTCGGCTGGTTCAACCCAGACAGCTTGTCCATCAAGCTGGGAGCATGCCTTCCCTCAATCTGCATCCCTGTCAGCCGCAGAGACTTGACCAGCTTGTACACCTCGGCCTGGTTCTTTTGGATTTCCTGAACCGGGAGGCGCTCCTTCTCAGACTGCTTGAGCTGGCGAACCATCGCCCCGGTCTGTGCGTACATCACATTGACGGGATCGATAATCTGTGTCCCATCGAAGCCGATGCTCACCCTTCGCAGTGTCGGTGGAAGGATCGGCAATACAGAGTTCATGTAGGCGTCGACCGGCTTTACTCCCAGATCTTTGAGAGCGCGAAGATAGCGAACTCGCTTGTATCGGACATTCAGCTCCGCTTCTTTTGCGGTCTTGAGCTCGGCCTCTGCCTTCTTCAGCTCAGCATCGACATTCATCTTTGAGAGCTTCTCTTCAATGACCTTGAACCCAGACTTGCTGCCCACGGCCCCTTCAGCAGTCAGCAGCTTTTGGAACTCAGGCTTCTTCATCCCAAGAAGAGATCGAATTGGTTCCTCAAAAAGAGGATTTGGAACTTTCATCCCGAGGTCCATGTGGGACCACTTCTCTCCTTGAAGGCCTCCGGTCTTGCCGCGGTCGAAGAGACCGCCTCTCTCTTCTTTGGTCAAAGACCCTTTCGCAGACAGAGTCTTTTCTGGGAATGCCAGCGCACCAGAGCTCTGTGCCTTTGTCTGGGCATCCGTCATCGGCATGAGGGAGTACTCTCTGCCGCTGCGCTCGGAAGACACCCCCATCGCCTTCATGTACTTCTGGAACTGAAGCATGGAGCGCGGCACCTTTGGAGTAGGTGGGCGCTGCCCAAGAAGAATCCGCTTCCAGGTGTCCTCTGCCTGTTCCTTGTCAGACTTGTAGGTCTGCATCTCGCGGAGGTTGAACTTCGCGCCATGCGCGAGCAGCGTGTAGGTATCGAGGCCACCAATTCTCTGGCCGCCCTTTCCGATACCTGAACCCTGCGCTGCCTCACCGGTAGTCTTGTATCCGTAGCCAGCTCCACCAGAGCGAGCAGAGATCTTCTTCTCAGCCTGGTGGTCGAGCTTCAGCAGATACTGCGGCCCAGTGAATACTGGTCCAAGACTTTCTCCAGTCTCGGGGTCGAACAGCTCTTCGGTATCTGAGATCTTGTGCTTCTTCAGCTCGGACTTCACGAGTGCCGAGTAGTCGACATCCGGATTGAAGTTGTCCACCACGAAGGGCTTGCCAGTCTTGAGCGCGATCTTGCCTGCCGCAGTCTCGAGAATCTGCCCGGGGTTCATACGGGACGGAACACCGGCAGGAGACATCAGAACCTGGACTGCGTTGCCCTTCTTGTCCTTGGGCATCTGATCATCAGGAAGGATTCTAGTGACGATGCCCTTGTTACCATGGCGACCAGAGAGCTTGTCTCCGACTTCCATGGTCTGCTCGGTACGGATGAAGACCGCGATCTTCTTTCCAGTGCTTACGACACGGACGACCTTTCCTCCGTACTCGTGCTTCCAGCGTTCTTCGGACGGGTTGAAGTCTCGGATTGCGCCCTTGAGCTGCTTCTTGATGTTTGCGGTCTCTCGGCTGTTGTCTTGCTTTACCAGCTTTGCGATCAGAACATCATCGGGCTCTACAACAGTGCCGACCTTTACGATTCCGCGGTCATCCAGTTTACGGAGAATGTCCGGGGTTGCCTTTTCAGGACCTGCATACCGACGCCACAAAGCCTTATCGACCACCACATTCGAATACATCTCCGTCTCAACAGAGTGAAGGTGGTTTGACACGAGCTTCTTCGCTGCAGACTCTGAGATGACGATTCCGTCCTCAAAGTTGTAGCCCTTGTACGGGATGTAAGCGACGCGCAGATTTGTTCCCAGAGCGAGCTTTCCGCCCTTCGTGAAGTTGGAATCTGCGAGAAGCTGCCCCTTCCTGACTTTGTCCCCGACCTTTACGGCTGGAGTGGAATCCAGCATGTGCTTTGCGCCGTTCAGCGGGTAGTTGTCGTACAGGGCGTGGACATACCTCTTCCCGTCGGCACCCTTCACTACGATCTGCTTCTTGTTGACGCTGATGACTTGGCCAGTTGCACTGCTCGTGACCGAGGCGGTCGATCCTACTAGGTCTTCGTATGCTGCACCCTTTGCTGCGGCCGTCTGAACAAGTGGAGCTTCGCGCTCTTTGAGGCCGACCGCTTGCTCCTGGTGCTTGGCAGCCATCATCGAACGGTTGCCGTTGTCGTTCTGGATGAACGGAATCAGGTTTGCACTGACCGCAAACAGCAACTTTGCTGACGGCAGGACATAGTCCACCTCTTTCCACTGGCGCTTTGAGGTGTTGCGATCCTTGTCGTAAACAACCACATCAGGCGTCTTTGGCTTTACAGAAACAGTGCCGTCAGACTTCTTCGTAATCTTGACCTGATCGGGGAACGCAACAACTGCCCGTTCCAGATCTGCCGCTGACTTTCGCTCTACCTTACCAGTACGTACATTCACAACCTGCGCCATCAGATCGTGCCCGACCTTCTGGGCTCCCATCGGCACATGCAGGTGGATACCAGTCTGCTGGCTCTCTGGGGTCTGCAGAGGATCGAGCACACCCAGATGACTGGGGTTGATCATCTTGTCCTGCATCAGGTTGACATTGTCGCCCTTGATCCCACCAAATGCTGCGCCAAGAATCGTCGTCTTCGTGTGATTGGAAACGAACTGCAGGGGATTGGTCTGGGTGGGAAGCTGTGCCGCCTTGAACGGCTTGAGAATCGCAGCGCCGTACCCAGATGCCGACGCAGGGATGATCTCTTGGATTGAGTTCTTGCGGTCAACATTGTTTCGGATCTTGCGAGTCAGGGAATATGCCGTCTTCCCCTTTGTCAGCTCTTCTGCGACAAAGTCTTCGACCCCGTAAAGGCGCTTGTTCGCGATTGACTGTCGGTCGTCTTCCTTCGCGCGCCCCTTACTGATGTCCACCAGCTTCTTCGCAGAGAGAAGGAGTGCCTCTCCAGTGATGCTGGAAAACTCCTTTCCGAGCGCAGACTTCATGGTCTGCTTGCTGACTTCCGCACCCTCAAAAGTAGCGCGGGTAAATTCTCGCGCAACGGCAAGGCTGGGCTGCTTGTACTTCGTCTTGTCCCTACGACCTTCAATGGCTTCGTGAAATTTGACGATGTCAGCTGGCTTGCTGTACCGCTTGTTGACCTCGTAGACCCCATCTCCGAGCGCAGCTCGAATCTTGGCGTCGTCGATTCCCATCGCGTTGAGAATGGGGATTACTGGAATCTTACGAGTAGAAGATCCTCCGCTTTTGATCTGAAGGTAGATGAAGCCAACCTTCTTGGGGTCTCTTCTTTCGATGAAGATGTCGAACGAGCCCACCTTGCTACCTGCTGCCACATTCCACTTGGCAACCAAGTCCCCGTTCTGGGCCTCTGCGTGGTACGCGCCGGGGTTTAGGCGGAACACACTATCGAACTGCTTCTCATTTCCATCAACAATGAAGCTGTAGCGCGTGGTGATCTTGGGCAGCTTCCCCAAGGTTCTCTTTCGCTGATCAATGACCTTGCCGGTTTCTTTTTCAATCAGCCGAAAATGTCCGACAATGTCAGGTCCCCAAGTGTTGCCATTGAGTCGTGCATCCAGCTGGCTGTCATAGTTCGCGGGATTGAACTTGGCAGATCCTGTCGCAGAGTCGTCTTCGATCTCGAGCTTTGTCAGCTCAAGCCGGTGAACGTTTCCCTCGATCGGAAACTGCGAAGAAATGGCTTCTTTGGTCTTCTGGACCAGAAGCCTGTAGGACTCGAGGGGATTCAGATTCGGCATGAAACTTCTCTCCGGAAACCGTCATAACTATAACAGCCGGAACATAGCCACCGGCATTGGAGTACACATGACCACGATGTTCATTCATTTGTCGTTCTGCAGCACCGATCCCGCCGATGAAGGGGGCAACGACCCCTTCGGCGGCACTGACCGCTTCGGAGAGTGGTAGTGATTTCGACGATCTTCTGGATGGCTGCCATTGTAGCAGCCATCCAGAGTTCTTCGGACATCATCGACGATGAGATCAATGCCGAAGAGTAAGAAAAGCAGCCTCCGGGCTCGGCTTCGTGCCGAGCTCGGGGCGCTGCCCGATCGACCACACGCTACTGTTTTACTCCCTAAAACTCAAGAGGAGGACACGCTACAGCACTACTGTCCGCTGATTGAGGAGAAGTGCGGACTGATGGAGTGCCGGGGGTGTGAGGCCATTCACAGCGCAATCTCCTACGACGAAACCTGGGTCTGCTCAGAGTGCGTGGGAGAGGGCCTCAAGCCACATCCGTACTGGACTGCTGGAGATTGCGACAGCTGCGGGGACTACAGTAGCTTTCTGATCTTGGTGACAGATGCCGATACCGTATGAGTGTGAATGGTGCGGAGCAGCGGCAGCAAGGAATGAGAAGATGGTGTGCCTCTCTCGGCACACCGTTCTTCGTGGCCCTCGCCACTACCGCCTCAAAGAAGCAGAATTCTCAGACCAGGGACCTGAGATCATGCTGCACGAAGCCTGCCTCATCCAGAACTCAAAGGAGATTCTGGAGAGGCTGTACGAGGGAGTTCAGGTCGATCCTCCGAAGAAATGGAAGATCTCGGCTTAGCCGACCTGTCTTCCGGGATCGGCCTGCGGATTTCCGGCCGGCGCGGGGTTCTTCATCGCGTCGGCCGGGTTTGTCTGGGAGCCCCGGTCATTCATTAGCTGTACTACCAGCTTGTAGAGCGGCGGGTTTTCCATCTGCATCTGCTGGAGGGCCTGGTACATGGCGTCCTCACCCTGCTCTCTTTTTAGCGTGCGGAAATACGACGCCGCTCTTTGCGCGATGTACCGAAGGTCTACGCCGCCAGAACCAGGCTGAACTTGCGACTGCATCCCTGCCATTGCGGCTGGCATGCCTGCCTGGTTCGGGCCTTGCGCGTTTTCTTCGTACGCTGTGGCCCCTTCCGGAAGTCCTGGCGTCTGCTGGGCAGCATCTCCGCCCTGCTGCTGCTGCTGCTGCGGCTGTTGGGCCTGCGCAGCTTGCTGTTGCTGCATCTGCTGAGCCTGGGCCTGCTGCTGCGCCTGCATCTGCTGCTGCTGCATTTCCATCTGGGCTTGCCCCTGCGCCTTGAGCGTGAGGGCTTGAGCTTTTGCCTGATACCGAGAAGTACGGAGCTGGGCCTCGCCCTGAATATCGGCAGCAGCGACCTGCATTCTGCGGTTGGACTGGAGCTGCTTCTTGATCTCCTCGCCCATGCGCTCGGATTCCAGATCGAAGTTCTCTCCGATCTCCTCCATGAGGCGGCGATCCGAAATCTTCTGTGCCTGGTTGAGCTGCAGATAGAACATCGACCGCTGAAGGTCGTCTGCCATGCGGAACTTGTCGAACCGAGTGGGCACCTTCGGCCACTGCATGAACGATGCGATTTTGCCCATGATGAAGCGGTTCACGAGCTCATGGCGCTGCTTGTTGTACCCGAGGAACATGTTCTCGAGTGCGCGCAGCGAGGTGCTCGATCCACTCCACTGCAGGCCGCCGAAGATGAACTCGACCGGGATACCCGCACCCGCAAGCATCTGCTCTGCCAAAAGCCGCATCTCTTGGTACATCAGCAGGGCTCGACCCTGTCCGCCGATCTGCTGAAACCCAATGTTCACGGGCAAGACCGGGATGTAGTTGTGATCGCGCTTCCACATGTTGATCTCTTCATCAACGCGGCGCTTCCAGTTGGTCAGGTTGTACGACCCATACGGCCCTTCATTACCTCCCGTGTTCTGTCCCGGGAAGATCATCCGCATCGGGACGATGTTCTCCATCAAGACAGCCTCGTTCGCCTTCTTCATCACCTGCAAGTAGAACGCATCCTTGAGCAGGGGGAAGATCAGGGGAGTGCCCCAGCCCTGATCCTTCTGCGCGATGGTCGGGCGCTTGAGGTGGTAGAGGTTGTCCTCTGAGAACAGGAGCGACTTTCGCTTGCGCGCAGCTTCAAGAAACTCGATGGGCAGAGACTCGACCGTGTCCTTGTCCCCCATCTTGATGTCGTTGACGACACTACGAGGGAGCCGGAAGTAGTACTTCGTGTGGCCGGTGATCTCGTTGTGCTTGATATCGATGTTCTCGGGGTTCCAGCGCACGAGACGGATCTTGCGGAAGCTCCGCATGTAGACATCGTGCTGCTTGGCGTAGCCCTGGTGTCCGCAGTCACACTTGTGGATGTAGAACTGTGAGTTGCGCCACTTGTAGCGGAAGCGGTTGGTCTTTGCGCGGTACCGGGTCTTGCAAGAGGAGCAGATCAGGTACTTCTCAAACGGCAGGAAGACCGAAACAAACGCGTTGCCGTAGACGAAGTAGTCGAGACCGACCTCGACTTGGAACGACCGCAGCTTTAGGTGGTCCTCTACCCCCTTGTAAAGCTTCTGCAGCTCCGGATCTTCGGTCTCGAATACCAGCGGAGTAACTGGATACTCTGCCATCTTCGAACATGCGGCGTTGATGACCGGATTCGTCAGGTAGTAGTACCGACACCACTTATGCAGCTCATGCTGGTTCGCTGGAAGAAACTGCTGAGAAACATCGAAGAAGGGGGACGGGTAGCGAATCCCGAAGCCGCGACCACCCTCGGCCGTGACTGGGCGCGGATTGAACCGGTTTACTTCGCTTGTGATCACATTCATGACTGCTCACCACTCTGCCCGAATGCCCGGTCTACCAAAGATCCTGCGCCTCCGGCAATGTCTCCTGCCGCTCCCTCAAGAGGGGCCATAGCCAAGCCCGCAGCCGCGGGAACGAGCATCTTCTGACTGAAGAGTGACCTCTGGCTTGCCAGGGAGGGATCGATCTTCTTGAGGAGGGGATTGAAGACATTGGACTTTGAGAGTCCCATGTTTCTTCCAGCCAGAAGATGCGCAGTCCCTGCCGTAAGGCCGGCACCGACTGCTCCTCTGGCCAGCCTCTCTGTGACGCCCCGCTTGTTACCGTACTCGTCAGTACTTGGGGCTGCCCCACCGAGACCCCCGATAGCTGCGCCGCCAACTTCCATAGCGCGCTCTCCCGGAATGTACGTCCCGATACCTCCGCGAAGGTTGACGCCCTGATCGGCCGCTTCTTGCCCGATCCTTCGGTATACGGACTCAATGTCTTTGTAGTCTACTCTGCCTGCCTTCTGGGCTTCTTGAATAGCCTTGATGTCTCTCTGAAGCCCTGCGCTGGCCTCAAATCCCTTCTCACCTTTAAGCCAGCTGCGCAGACCTCCCGATGAACGCTCGCCGACAGACATCCAGCCGCCACGTCTGGCCGCTCCCGCCCCTTCTCTTAGAGCATCATGCTGTGTGGCAGTTCCCCTAAGCGCGTCTTCGAAGGCCTCGTTCATGATCTCTACACGCTTTGACTGAGCGGCTCTCCGAGAAAACTTGTCGGCGCCTTCTCCAACGAAGCTCGCTCCGGTGTTCATCCCTCGGCGCATAGCCTGAACTGGGTTTTTGGCCGCGGCCGATACGTTGCCCAAAAACTTCTTGGCAGCTTTCGGGTTTGTAGCCAGCGCGCCAGCTGCGACAAGGCCTCCAGCAGCGCCCAGGGCGCCCATGGTTCCGCCAAAGTTTCTTTTGAAAAACCCAGGCTTCTTCTGTTGCTGTTGCGGCTGTGGCTGAGCAGCAGTCACGGGCTTGGCAGGCTGAAGCGCAGACAGCTTGGTCATCTCTTCAGAAAACGCCCGAAACACCAAAGTGTTCATCTTCTTACTCCCGCCGAAGCTCGATAAGAGAGCAACTGCTGAACTCCCTCAACTATCTTGTACGCGCAGATGTCATCTGCAGTTTCTTTGGCTGCCCGCCTACCGGTCAGTAGGTCTACCAGAGCTTTCTGTACTCCGGCAGTCGGGTACTTCTGGACTGTTCGGACCTTAGACCCGTCGTACCTTTTTTTGAGATCGGGACATGGCTCCAGCTTCATCAAGCTGTCTGCATTGTACCGATCGGTACAGTAGCTACAAAGGCCATCACGCTTCGGGCTTTCCTCATTTCCGCATTCGTCGCAGATCTGAGTCACACCTGAGATGAGCTCATTCACGAAGTCCAAAGGCTCGGGTACATACCAGATTCCAGAATCCAGGAGCTGCGCAGCGATGTACCGCTGAACCTCTTCTGCGTAGTCTGGAACATTCGTGGCCGGTCCCAGCTCTCTTCGGATCTGATTGGCTACATCCACCGCCACCATCATCTCGCCAACAGAGTGGTCATCGAGATGGGAGACGGTAGGGATCTTGCCATTCAAGCCCTGACAGACAGTATGAAAGGTCTGCCAGCTATCCCAGAACCTGTCGTGATTCGCGACAGCAATCGCGGACAACAGCTTGAAAAATGCTGCACGAGAGATGTTGGCCTGGGTTCGATCTTCCACCGACTGCTTGATGACCGCAGGCTCCCATTCGAGTGCCTCCGGCCCAAACATAGCCAGATAAGACTTGAGAAGAACGATCGGGTGCGTTTTCTCGTCTTTGAAGATTTCGGCCTCAGTAGCCGCCATTGTCGGTATCCCGGGACTGCGATGCCAGTCGTGCCACAAGGACCTGCTGCTCGAGAGGCATCGACTTGAACGATGCTACTGGATCCTTGCGGAACCGATCACGAATGTCCTCGGTGAACACATCTTCCATCGCGTTCGAAGCCATGCTGCCGGAGTAGCGGCGAAGCTGCGTCTCGGTAACGTAATCACCGCCGTGATTCCAAGAGTATTCCGCTTGCTTTTCCGTAGCAAAAACAGCAAGAACCGGGTTGGGCAGTGCCGACCCATACTTGTTCAGGAGACCTGCACGCTCATCCATCAGGAACAGCGCCTCAACCACATCATCTGGATCCATCGCTGAAGCCATCTTGCTGAGGCGGATGTAGTCCTTCTGGTAGTCCTCGTTTGCGGTGTACTGCGCTCTGCGCGAGGCAACCTTTTCGAACCGAGGGTTCAGGCTTGTTCCACTGTACTGGAAGATGTGCGAAGGGACGGAAGCACCGACAGCAGATGCCAGCTTGACGACATCTACCGCTGCTTCGTGCTTGTCGTAGGGATCCATCTCGTCCCAAGCACGGATAGTCTCGGAGATAGCATCAAAGGCACTGGCTTCCTTGACCTGACCTCGGTGCGTGGGCTCTGCCATGCCGCGGCCCATGGGGCGCATGACCTGAGAAGGCTCATACACATCGGGGTTGCTGTACTGCGTTGATGAAGCGGTCTTGACATAGAGCCGGCGACCGTCTCCCGGAGTGTCCAGGTCTTGTGCTGCCAGCAAGGCCAGAGCAGGATGCGGACCCATTCCGAAGTCCTCAGCCGCGTTCAGCAGATTTGCAGAAGCAACCTTCACAGCCTCGGGAGGGAGGTTGTGATCGACATTCATCAGGTACCACTGAGACATCAGAGTGTTGCCCGGATCGTGGCAGGCGAACTTTCTGTGCTCCTTGCCCTCGCTGTCTACGAGGATGACAGCGAAATCTCGATCAAGGAGATCGTCCCGCTCTTTCCACTGGGCGGTCTTCAGCAACTCAGCGGCAGATTGGGCCATTCCTGACTGCCGAAAGCTCGCGCAGAGATCGTCGTGCTGGTCGATCACGGGCATTTTTTTGCTCCTAAAGAGGGATGCAAGATTTCGAATACGCTGTCATAAGCGTAATAGCACACCAAACGGAGGTTAGTGCAAATGGGAAGATTCTCTAGCCGGTTTTCCGACGACGATGACGACGATACACGCCGCCCATCAAAGCCGGAATGCTATGGCGATCCTGACTACTACGATATCACGCACCAAGATTGTCGCGCATGCAGTTTCAAGGGTACCTGCAAGCTGAAGGTATCCGCGCTTGAGCGAGAAGAGAGTAGGGGCCGGCGCAAAAGTCGGTCTCGCAGTGAAGAAAGAGGCCGATCTTCCGGCAGGATGGTGCGGAAGAGGGACCTCGACCTCGACCGTGAGTACGAGTACGAAGATGCGAATGAGGAAGACACTTTCTTCTCGGTGCTCGCCTACAACTCGACGCTAAATGCCGCAACGGTGATGGCGTCGACCCTCACAAATTCCCTCGGGGACCTACCTCGCAAGAGATACCGACCCCAGGCACAGAGAAAGCGGAGGATTGAAGATTGATCAGACTGCCGATCCTGGAAGACGATGTCGCCTACCAAGGTCGGCATCTTTTTCTTCCAAAAACTCGTGTGAAGAAGAGTGTGATGGAAGGGATGCTGACATTCGGGGACGATCCCTCGGTTGGAAGCAGAGATCTGGTGGTTGACCACATCAATCACATCCAGGTCCCTCGCTACACACTGAGCGATGAGCAGTTGGATGCGCTGGGATGTGAGGTAAAGAAGATTCAGCCCACATTTGAGCGCATCTCTCTGAACGCAAAATCCACCTTCTCGATTCGCCCGAATCAGAGAGAGGCGTGGGAGCATCTTCGGGAAGCCGATCGAGGGGTCTTGAACTTAGCCTGCGGCAAGGGAAAGACTGTCCTCGGCTGGCTAAAGGCTGCGCACGAGAAGGTTCCGACCCTCGTTGTTAGCCCGCAGAGAGCGCACCTCGACAACTGGCTTGCGGAGCTCAACGAGTTCTTCGACCATGACGGAGAGGTGGGCTGGATTCAGGGAAAGAGATTCGAGTACGAAGCAGACATCTGCATGTCTACCGTGCAGACCCTCGCTGCTCGCGCGGAAGAAGGGAGACTGCCGCCGGACTTCTACAGTCGATTCGGTCTCGTCATCTACGACGAGTGCCACATCATGGCTGCGGACTTCTTCTCGAAGGCAAGTGCCGTGGGCTCAGGCATCCGCCTGGGCCTTACGGCCACGCCGACAAGAACAGACAAGTGTGAGGGGGTCTTCTTCTCTCACTTAGGTCCTGTGTTCTACAGCGACATCACGCAAGACCTGACCCCGACTGTCTTTGTTCTGGAGACCGGGGTGTTCTATTCGGATGCCGAACGGCGCTCGATGCTGGACAAGACCGGGCAGATGAACATTGGTCGCCTGCACAAGACGCTGGCGGCAAGTGCGGACAGGAACGTGTTGATCCAAGAGATCATCGACCAGTGCCTGGCGAGAAAGAGAACGATCTACGCGCTGTCCCACGGGCCAGAGCACATCGAAGAAATGCAGAAGCAAAACCCCGGCAGCACGGTGATTCATGGTGGGACGAAGTCTTCCGACCGCCTTGAGCTATTGAACGCAGGGAGCTTGGTGTTTGCATCCATCGGAGTGGGCGCAGCAGCCTACAATCGGAAGGATTTAGACACGCTTATTTTGATGACTCCGTTCGCTGCACGGGCTCACTCAGCCATCACATTCCAGCAGAGTGTGGGGAGGATCCTCCGGGCCTTGCCCGGAAAGAGGGATCCATGGGTGTTCTTGCTGATGGACAAGTCTATCGACACCTGCCGGGGAATGATTCACTCGTTGATCCGGAAGTCAAAAGAGAGCGGATATCGAGTGATAACGAAATGGAACTGGAAAGACATATAGGAGGTTCGAATGATCGGACTCGACGCAATCCGCGCGCTGAGCGAGGAGTACAGTCACTGTGACCGGTGCCCGGTTCTGTGCGAAAGTCGAACAGCGCCCGTGTTCGGGACTGGAAGTGTGACGGCAGACATCCTCTATGTGGGAGAAGCACCGTCACTTGAAGAGGATGAGCAAGGGCTGCCTTTTGTTGGCCCCTCTGGAAGGATGCTCCTGCAGCTACTCGAAAAGAAGTGGCCAGCAGACGAGGAGCTGGATCAGATCCGCACGATTGAAGACAACGACGAATACTTCGATCAACTGGCGGACTACATGTACGACCGGGTGTTCATCACCAACTCGGTCCTCTGTCGGACAGAAGATGACCGCACTCCTTCGGCTACTGAGCTTAAGGAATGCCGGGAGCGGCTGCATCAGACCATCTATGCCGTCGATCCTATCATCATCTTGGCCGGCGGTAAGACGGCGGCCAGCAACCTGGTTGGAAAGAAAGTGGGGATTCTGGATCGACGCGGAGACCTGATGGACATCACCATCCAGTCTCCGGTGACGGGAAGGGACATCCGCTACGCGATGCTGCCAGTGCTCGACTGTGGCTTCCTCCTTCGCAAGGGGGACAGCGCGCTGGTGAGAGAGAAGAAGGGCCACACCTACGACACTCTGGGCGACTTTGGCTACGCCTTGGAGATTGTGAAAACCCATAAACGCCTGACAAGGAGGGCATGATGGAAGCGGTAAACAAGCTGACTGAGGTAGGGGCTCGGCTCCAAGAGGTCCGGGATGCGCTGAGCGCGAGCGAGCCTGAGCTGATGGAAGAGCTGGAATCTCTGACAGCAGAGAAGGAGAAGCTGGCTGAGCTGGCAAAGAAGGAACTTCGCGAGAAGGGAGTTGGCAAGCACGAGATCGGAGGATTCTCGTTCCGCGTGTCTCCCGGCAAGACTGTCCGCAAGTGGGACATTGAGGAGATCAAGGAGCTGGCCGAGGAGCTGGGCCACGAAGAGCTGCTTGAGAAGTACAATGTGTTCAAGGTCGATGTGGACACCAAGCAGATCGAGCGGCTTCCGCCGGAGATCAAGGTCCACTACCAAGACCTCTACGAAGAGACCGCGTACTCAGCTCGAGTCACGATTCCCAAGGAACTCAAGTGATCCGAGTCGAGGTCATTCATGGAGATGACCGTAGGCTGGCGCACATTCCCGTAGAGGAGGTACTGGACATGGACGATTTGCAAGAACTGGTAGGGGATGGCAAAGGGCATGTCAGTGTCGCCATGTCCTACGGCGACAAGGACTATGGCAACGGATTCGAGGTCCGGGTATCTGTGGGGCTGACCTGCAACCAGGATCGAGATACCCTCGACGAGGCCCGCTCGCTGGCTCTTGAGCTGGCGGTGGATCACCTCGTAGAAGCCAAGACGCAGGCAGAGGAAACCTATGCGGAGCTCTCACGCAAGTGATGTAGACATCGACATCGTGCGCGTTGAGATCACTCCAGCAACTGCCGAGATCAAAGTGACCTACTTCGTACGCCTTGAAAACAAGGTGTACGAAGGGATCATCGGAGGGGGAGAAACCCAGTTCTCGAATGAGACACTGGGCCCCCAGATCTTGGAACTCGTAGAGAAGATGCAGGCCCAGATCAAGATCGATCTGGGTCTTGCGTCCGAAGATGCTCAACCCATTGACTCCCTAACAACCACACGAGACGAGATTGAACTGTAATGTCGCACCCAGAGCTGGAGCTGATCAGCAACATTCTCGAAGCTGGAGACTTTCAAACCGTAAAGAAGAAGGGACTGACCTCAGAGTGGTTCACTCTTGAAGCCGCTCAGGAAGCCTACACTTGGCTGTGGTCAGAGTTCCATGACCCGCAGCAGCGGGGAGAGGTCCCGACTGTAGACAGGTTCCTGCGGAAGTTCCCGAACTTCGACTTCTGCCCTTCCCGGAACTCGCTCAATGCCCTGATTGATGATGTTCGCACTCAGAAGGTGCAGGCAGATCTACAGGGCATCCTGAATGAGATGCAGGAAGACATTCTCGAAGGGGAAGATCCCGCACTGATCCTCGACTCGTTCCTTCCCAAGATTCGCAAGATGAATGTGGAGGCGCATGAGGATGACGGCATCCTCCTGTCGAGTTCCGTCGAGCTACTGCGCCAGCAGTACAACACGCATGCCGAAGCAGGCGGCGTTGTTGGGATCCCCTATCCGTGGGAAATCCTGAACCAAAAGACCGGTGGCATGAGAGATGAAGAGTTCATCGTCATCTATGGCCGACCCGGCAACATGAAGACCTGGATCGCTTGCGTCATCGCGGCAAGAGCGTATCTGGACAACTACCGCGTGATGGTTTTCTCAAAAGAAATCTCTCGCGAAGCCATGCTGACGCGTATCAGCTCAGTACTTGGCGAAGTGGACTACGACCGGCTTCGCCGCGGAGTCCTGTCCGATGATGATGCCGACGACTTCTTCGACTTGATGGAGGACTTGGCAGAGACAGAGGAGGAAGATCAGGAGGGTGCCCATCGTAGAGCCCTGCTGTTCATCAGCGACAAAGGGAAGCGGAAGGGCAGCACTGTTGAAGACTTGATTGCCGCAGCAGAGCGATTTCGACCCGACCTGATTGTTGTTGACGGCTTCTACCTGATGCGCGATGGTCGCTCTGGTCAGCGTACAGCGGACTGGAAGCAGATCAGCCACATCTCACAGGACTTGAAGGGCATGGCTCAGTTCGTGTCCTGTCCTGTAGTCGGCACCACACAGGCAAACCGGGCAAATGCCAAGGAGCCTTCGGGAGATCTGGACGACCTGTCTTTCGCAGACGGTATCGGTCAGGACGCGGACATTGCGTTCCGCGTGTTCCGCGGTCCGAACCCCAGTGGTAGAGGGGCTTCCGTCTTGTTCGTGTTCTCTAAGAGCAGAGAAACTGTCATTCCGCCATTCGTCATCAACGCATGGCCCGGTGGAGACTTCTCTGTTCAGCAGGCAAACGCGAACATCAAGCAGTTCCTTGAGCAGAAGAAGCAGATGGAGATGCAGGAACGTGCCGACCAAAATGGCGGCGCAGGAGAAACCGAAGAAAAGAAGAAGAAACGCAAGCCCAAGAAGAGGGACGGTGGATTCAGAGCTTGATTATCTCGATGTCTACCAGAAGTACGTGTCCGGACTCCGCAAAGGGTCTGGGCACAACTTTATGGGATTCTGCCCGATACACGGAGAGGAGCCAGGAAAGAGCAAGCCCAGCCTCTCTGTGAACATCGAAAATGGACTGTGGAACTGCTTTGCGGGATGCGGAGGAGGAAACCTCAAACAGTTCTTGGAGCAAGTGGGCGAGAAGCGGTCAACTATTGACCGAGTAGCAAAGAAGTTCAAGTCAAAGCCGAGGAAACGTAGTACAAAGAAAAGGTCGGAACCGGCCACCGAACTGCCTGAGCGTCTGCTTGGTTTGTTCGACTGGTGCCCCACACAGCTATTGCGTGAGGGTTTCGACGAGAAAGTGCTCCTTGACAATGATGTTGGATACGACAAGAAATACTCCCGGATTACATTCCCTATTCGGAATAAAAAAGGGAGATTAGTTGGGATCGTCGGAAGGCGCCCAACCGGAGAGCCGGGAGGCAAGTACAAGGTCTACACGACCGAGCTTTCTGGCTATGGACTCGACGTTCCTTCATTCTCGAAGGGACAACATCTTTGGCGGATCGACAAGGTCGCCCAAGAGCTCCGGCGAGCACGGAAACCCGTGTACATCGTCGAGGGCTTCAAAGCGGCACTGTGGTTCTGTCAATCCGGGCTGACGAATGTGGTGGCTCTCATGGGCAGCCACATGACCGATGCCCAACAACGGTTGATTGAGTCTCTCGGACCGGTCGCGATTGCGTGTCTCGATAATGATGATGCGGGTCGTAAAGGAACGCTGAAACTCAGTCAAAAACTTCAGGCGACACGGCTATATGTGGTCCCCCTTCCAGAAGGCATCCATCAACCAGATGACCTGACAGGAGAGGAGCTGCGTGAGCTGTGTAGCACCCCAGTAAACATCAGTGAGGCCAAGAGACAATGGCAAGAAAAATCCCTCTGAGTGCAAACCGCGGGCGTCGCGGTGGAAATGGTGGTGGCCGTCGCCGCCGTAATGGCTGGTCCTGCAAGTGGTCGGACGAGCTGAAAGTAAAGAAAGACGAGAGCGCTTGGATCCAGTTGACCAAGGCTACCTACCGGGCACATGGCGAAGATGGGGAAGTTCCCTTCTTCTCCGCCCCGATGTTCAAGCTCCAGTACGCGAACAGATGGGGAGGCACCTCCTACGGCTACTTCCGTGGGAATGGTGGCGATGACTGCACGCTGCAGCAGCTTGCGGACAGTCAAGATCCGAATGTCCAGGAGCCGAAGTACGGAGAGCCGAACCGGTTCTTTGTCAATGTGGTCCACTACGCTCTCTACCACCGAGAGCCGGTGGTCAAGAACGGGGAAACCCTGACCTACTCGCAGGGCAAGCTCAAGGGCCAGCCCGTGTACCGCTGGGAAGAGGTCAAGTCCATTCGGGACCGGAAGCAGTTGCTGAAGGATCCGGATAGCGAGAACCTCGGGTTCTACCGCAAGAAGTTCCTCGAGCTTCCTGCTACCCAGTTCCGTGTTGTGCAGGAGATCAACCGCAAGGCTCGATCCATGTGCAAGTGCGGCGGTGCCCTGTTCCCGTCCGTCTTCATCTGCGGAAACTGCGAAGAGGTTCTCCTCGATGTAGATGATGCAGACATGACAGATTCGGAGATTGCCAACTATGGCGATCAGGACATCCGCTGCCGTCACTGCGGCGAGGTGGATTTCCCGCAGGCGGAGTACGACTGCGACTCCTGCGACAATCCCCGTCCGCACGAGTACTACGAGGTCGCTGCCAAGATCAAGAAGGTCATTGGTAGCACTGGGTACCCCACCCTTGCGCTCGATACCGTTGTCCCGCTTACAGAGATGACTTTCGAGAACAAGGAACCGGTGGTTGAGCCGGATCCAGATGACCCCGAAAAGATGGTCTACACCGAGGAACCCCTCGAGAAGATCGCAGAAGCCCAGTTCGACTTCGATGAGTACACCACCCCGAAGACGAACGCAGAATACTCGGACATGCTCGGACTCCGAGAGGGCGACATTGGCTATGCGTCGAGCGCGAAGCGGTACAACAAGTTCCGCTGAATGAACTGAGGGGCGGCCCTTCGGGGCTGCCCCTCCTATGCGGAGATTGTTATGAGGTTCAAGAATGTCATTACGCCTGAACCGCTGTACATAGACACGGCGAAGGAGGCGCAGAAGCTGGCGCAGACCATGATGGGTCTGGATCGCGTAGGCTTCGACACAGAGACCACTGGCCTGAACAAGGTCGGGGCTCGCATCAAGTTCTTCTCCTTCGGGTGGGAAGGAACACGATTTTGCGCACCTGTGCGACTTCTTGCGGAGTTTGCCGAGGTGCTTGAAAACCCCGAGATTGCGAAGTGCATGACCAATGCCAAGTTCGACATGCACATGGCATACAACCACGGGATTCTGATCCAGGGCCACATCTATGACACTGTTGCGATGGACTGGCTGCTGGATGAAAACAGGCAAGGCCGACACGGCCTGAAGTTCTGCGCTGCGGACTATCTCGGGCTTCGTATGGCGCCTTTCAAGCAGGTCTTTGGGTCTGTGGGCAAGATCGACAAAGAGGTAGAAACGCTGTGCCACATGCACGATGCGCTTGAGGCGGAAGATCGTGGCGCAGCCCTTGAGCTCTTAGCCCTTGTTGGGCAGCTTGAGATGGACGAAGAGGTCTTGGATGACCTGAAGAAAGTGTCTCAGAAGCTCAGCGTTGGACGCGAAACTCCATCAAAGCTGTGGGGTGCTAGCCAAGTCCTGAAGATCGCGCGTAAGTACGGCCTTTGTCCGACTACGCGCGGCAAGGGCGGCTACATCTCTGACTTCTCCGAGCTTGTTGGCATGGGCCCAGTGGCGAAGGAAGACAGAGAAGAGGAGCGTTATCTCATCTCAGACACCTATGCGCTGATTGAGGCACACGAGTACATTATTCAGGAGCTGTCAACGAAGTCTTCGGACGACTTGGAGCCGCTGGAGCTGATTCAGCTTCTTGTAGGAGACTACGCCTCTCTTGATGCGTGGGCTTCGTTCAAGCTGACTGCGGTACTTGAAGAGCTGCTCCGAGACGAGGAGATGCAGCCTGGAATCAGTCTGATGGACTACTACGAAAGCAAGACCGCAGACATGATGAAGATCCTTTGGATGATGGAGCGCAGAGGATTCCAGCTTGATGTGGATGCGATTGGAGAGCTGAACGCTCCCATGGAAAAGGACATTGAGCGGCTGGAGCGCGAGTTCGTCGCACTTGCCGGCTGGAATGCAAATCCCAACAGCCCGAAGCAGATGGTCGAACTTTTCTTTGAAGAAAAGAACGGCAAATGGGTCGATCCATTTGGGAATCAGCCCAGAAAGATGAGCAAAGGCGGAACTACTGGGGTCAAGCGTCCAAGTATTTCCAAAGATGTGATTGAGGACTGGGCTGAGCGCGGGAATGATCTTGCGATCTGTCTTCGAGATCACCGCGTCCTGAAGAAGCTGCACAGCACCTACATCGACGCCCTGCCAAAGAAAGTAGATGGCAGGCATCGAATCCACACAGATCTCAAGATTGCGGGCACGGTCACTGGCCGTCTCTCCTCTGGAGATCCCAACCTCCAGAACATCCCTTCTCGCGGGGATTGGGGGCGTAAGATTCGAGAGTTCTTTGTCGCAGGTCAGTGGGGATCGGCAGATGATTTCTGCCTGCCTAGTGTGGCGCACATTTCCCCGCCAAAGCTCAAACGCTCACAGCAAATGAGCTTGATTGTTGCGGACTACGAGCAGCTTGAGATGCGGATCATGGCCCACATGAGTGGAGACAAGACCATGATCGACACCATTCGTAGTGGGAAAGACCTTCACTCTATGACTGGTGCGCTGGCTGTGGGTGCTGACTACGATCTCATCGTCGCGGCAAAGAAGGCGGACGATCCTACGAAGGAGCAGAAGGCGCTGATCGAGCTGCGCGCAGCGATGAAGGCAGTTGGTTTCGGCCTGCTGTACGGCATTGGGGCAAAGAAGCTCGGCATGCAGCTCGGACTGCCGATGGTCAAGAAGCTGAGCCGGAGCGGTCGCTACTACGAGACCTGCCCAGAAGCAGAGGAGTTGATCGAGAAGTACTTCAACATCTATCCAGAGGTCTACAACTTCATTGAGGACACGCACTTCCAGTGCGAGGACGATCTGTTCGTTCAGACCATCTTGGGCAGATACCGGAGACTTCCAGACATCCTCTCGAAAGAGAAGGGTCTTTCGCTCCAGGCACAGCGTCAGTCGGTGAACTCTCGGATTCAGGGTTCGGCGGCAGACATCGTGACAGAAGCGATGATCAACTGTGAGACCAGCCCTCTGCTGCGCAAGCTTGGCGTGCGGATGCTGATGCAGATCCACGACGAGCTGGTGTTTGAGGTGCCGAAGATTCCGGAGATCGAAGAACAGGCAAAGGAAGAGATTCGCCGGTGCATGGAGAACCCCTTCGACATGGAGGTGCCCATTCTCATCAGCATGGACTGTGCTCACTCATGGGGTGAAGCAAAGTGAATCAAGCAGAGATGGAGAAGGAAGTCGCGAGGCGCACTGGGCTGCCATTACCCGCAGTACGCCTCGTGATTTCCTCATTAAAAGAGGTGATGTCGGAGAGTCTTCGGAGACAGCAAGATGTTGTCTTCCGGGGCCTGTTCCGCATCACCTGCGTTTCGCGGGACATGACGACCTTCCGCACAGCGCAAGGATCAGACGAGCCAGAGAGGTATACGAGTAGTAAGTTGATCATGGGCATCCGCCCTGTTCGTGCCTTTCGAAAGGAGCTCAACAAATGGACAAGTACGCAGTCGTCGTAGATGAGTCTCACGCCAAGACCGCAGCAGCGAAGGGTTCCTGCCCTTCATGCGGGTCGGGGCGTGTCAACACAACGGGGCTTACGCCCCACTGCCCCAACTGTGGCACACAGCCTTGGGAGAAAAATGCCAAGAGGAAAGAAGCCCGCAGCCGCTGGTAAAGGCGCTGCTGGAGTCATCAACAAGCTGAAGAGCAAGTACCCTGGCCGGGTGTTTACGGCCGGGGAGTACACGATGCCCTGGATGATCAAGAGACTTCCGACTGGGATTCTCGATCTGGACATCGCACTGGGAGGAGGTCTGCCCGCTGGAGGCATGACCTTCCTGACGGGAAAGCAGGGCGTGGGCAAGAACTGGCTTGCCAATCAGGTGATTCGCAATCATCAGGAGCGCCACGGAGATGCAACGAATGTCGCAGTAGTCTCTACTGAGATGGTCTACGACAAGGAGTTCGCACAGCTTTGCGGCGTGCGGATTGCAATGTCGGACTCAGAGATTGAGGCCCTGCGGCAGATCTACGAAGATGAGGGCGAAGAGTTCACCGATGAGTACGAAGCTCAGCTTCGATCTCAGATTGGGGAGTTCGTTACTGTCCCTCCCTCGATCGCAGAAGAGTCCCTTCAGATCGCAATCGACTTGATCGCCAGCCGAGAGTTCGATCTGGTCTTGATTGACTCCTTCGGCTCTCTGCTGACGGAGCACGATGACGAGTCCGAGCTTGGGGATTCCGCACGAGTGGGTGGAGCAGCGATGCTCAATACTCGGTTTGCGCGAAAGCTGAACACTGCGCTCGGACCAGACAAGGACGGCAACCCCAACCTGACCTGTGTGATCGGCATCAACCAGGTGCGTGACAACACGGACAGAGCCAACAAGTACAGTCCAAAGACGATTGAGGCGGGTGGCTGGGCTCTGAAGCACGCCCGATGGGTGACGATTCAGATGTCTCCGCAGGCAAAGGTCAAGAACGGCAAGATCCCTATCGGAAAGACTGTACGGTGGGAGATCACCAAGCAGAAAGCCGGCGGGCATGAAGGAGCCTCTGGCACCTATGACTTCCTGTTCAGCCATACTGGGATTGACCACCCAGCTCACACGGTCTCTGTCGCCGCGGATTACGATGTGCTCACCCGTAAGGGAGCCTGGTACTTCTACGGTGACGATCAGATTGGGCAGGGCGCATCAAACGCTGCCGAGTTTGTGATTGAGAACGGCCTGCTCGAGAAGATCGAAGCAGACACGCTCCGTGCAGCGGGTGTTCGCTGCCGGTACGGGTGAGCAAGAGACCAACCTGCCCGGTCTGTAAGGGTATCAATCTCTCGTCATGGTCAATGGGGAAGGTCCGCTGCAAAACCTGCGGCAGGGCCTTCCCCAAGCATGAGATCATGTCCGAAGAGTATGTGCCGAAGAAGCCGAGAAAGGGCAGGAGTACGCGCAAGCAGGCAGACAAGCAAGAGCGGCGCGTCGCGAAACAAGTGGGCGGTAGGCAGACCATCGCCTCTGGGCAGACTCCGGTGGATAAAGCAGACGTGCGGTCAGATACTGTCCGCGTCGAATGTAAATACACCGATAAGAAGTCATACTCTCTAAAGGCAGCGGACTTAGCGAAAGTGGCATCACAGGCCACCGGGGACCAAATGCCGCTGTTCTATGTCGAGTTCAGGGAAGAAGGAGAGGCATACTACGTGGTCCCCGAACACTGGTTCTTACAGCTATTGGAGCTCTACGAGAATGATCAGAACGATTGCTGACCTCGAGGGTCTGACCCCCGAGGAGATTGAAGAAGCGAGAAGTCGAGTAAACCTTCGCGGCCTGTACTACCTGGGCGTGAAGAGAAATGGGCAGCAAGAGGGACTGACCCTTGATGAATACGAGCAGTGGCGGGAGCAGGAGCCCGACCTCAAGTGTGCCCCTTGCCGCGGTACAGGTCTGACCAAGACCTACCACCGTAGCGTCGGCACCATTCACGCAAGTTCTGCCCATACCTGCGTGCGTCGCCTGTACTACGATGTAGACGGGTCATACCGTCCGAAGCAGTACATCAAGCCAGAGCTGCAGATCACATTCGCGATGGGTCACGCCATTCACGATGTGGTCCAGAAGGCGCTGCATACGGCGCTGCCCGGCAAGTTCCAAGATGAGGTCAAGGTAGACCTTGATGAGGCCATGGTGCTGGGCAGCAGCACAGACGGCGTTGTTGAGCTTGATCATGCGCGGGTGCTTTTGGAAATCAAGAGCATTGGCAGCGAGTTCGACAAACTCACCAAGCCCAAGCGCGAGCACCTTACACAGGCGGCAGGCATCTACGCAACCGCAATGGATACGCCGTTCATCAGCTTCTTGTATGTGAGCAAGAAGTGGCCGCACGATGTGAAGGAGTTCGTCGTTACCTACGATGAGAAGTACTACCGTCGCTGGTGGAAGAGCAAGGGCTCCGTCGTAGAGGAAGCGCTGGACAAGGGAGAACCGCCGATTGCGGACGGGACGAAGGATGACTGCGGGTTCTGTCCGTATGCGTACTTCTGCCCGCAAAAGCAGTAGGAGGGGACATGGCAAGAGGGAAGAAGACTGACTTCACTGTCAGCCTGCAAGAGGGCGAAGACATGTACTCTGGTGCCGCAGAGCGGGCACTGGAGCGTGTCGCAGACTTGGGGCTTGATGTCCCAGCGCGCCCGATCGACAACAACGGCAATCTTTTCGATGGCCGAATCCCGCCGAATGTGTCGGACTTCACAACTCGAGAGCTGGCTGACCTGTACACGATGATGTGCGGGTATGCCGACTATCTCGAGAACCTCTGCACGGTAGCGCGCGCAGATGTGCTGAACTCCGACAAGAAGCTGAAGATGACGAAGGCTCTTGTTCGCAAGAGCAAGACTGGTACTGCACAGGACAAGGAAGACCTCTGCATCTCCGATGTTCGCTACATCGAGGCAGACATTTCCTATGTCGAGGCGAAGACCTACCTCGAACTACTCGAGGGCTTGAACAAAGCTGCTTCTCGGGACCGGTCAGTGCTGTCGCGCCTGATCGAGACCAAGAAGATGGAGCTGGACAACAAGCGCCGAGATCGAAATGCCCGAAACTACCGCTCTTAGTCTTTGGGTGCCGTTCCTTCCTCCGTCGGAGAACCGCATTCGAGTTCACCGGCGGCAGGGAGGGCAGGTCTACAGCAAGGAAGCCAGAGACTTCAAAACGCAGTTCTCGGACTATATGCGAGAGAACTACTTCATTCAGATCAACCAGTTTGTTGCGGAGCATACCGAGCAGTCCATCTACTCGGTAACGATGGTCTTCACTATGGAGACGCTCATCAACAAAGGGTGGGCTAAAAAGAAGGCGAAAACGCTCTATAAGAAAGTAGACGTCGGCAACCGGCGTAAGCTCATAGAAGACTGTCTTTCTACTGCCTTTGGCGAGATCGACGATTCACTCTTCTTTGAGCTTCATCTAAGGAAGGAGATGGGTCCTGAACAAGGTGTTGAGATCCTTGTTGAGAGGGTCGCTCCAGAGCTGTTTGGAGTCCCCCATGTCACACGAGCTGAATAAGACAGAGCTGATCGAACTCCTTCGGGAGGAAGACCACGGCAATGTCAGTAGAGCAAACAAGCGAGACTCGCTTGAGGCGGCATTGGATAGCGATGTCGACCTGGAGGAGTGCCCGCTTGAAGAAAGACGCGCTTCGATGCAGCGACACATCAAGCGCAACTGGAGAAGGATTCGGACTCAGCTGCCCCGGTGCAACGGCAAATGCGAGACCTTCGGGTGTCCAGATGCCATCGTCATCGGCTGCTGGTTCCGATTCAAGGACGAAATCCTATGACTTGGGAGCCCTGCGTCACCTGCGCGAGGCTCCGCAAGTGCAATGAGGTGGATCACAACCTCCTCCTTGAGGGAGGGGGTTGTTCCCTTCACGAGGTCGTTCACGAAGGCGTTGTGTGCGCCCGCCTTCGAATCATGGACGAGTTTGGCGCTCAGGCAATACCCACAAAAAGTAACCTAAAGAAAGGGGTTATCGTTATGGCTGGAAAAGTTTCCAAGACCGCAGCAAACAAGCGCACTCTCCGCGCACTCGGCAAGGCGCTCGGGGTCATCCCCCGTGGCGGCGCAAGCTTCAAGCTCTCTGCCGAAGAGATCTGCCAGATGATCATGGATACCGGCGACGAGCGGTTCGCCAACCTCGATCAGATGAGCGACGACGAAGTATCCTCGATCGATGTTGACTCTACATCCGCCCCTGCTCCGAAGAAGGAAGAGCCCGCTGAGGAGTCTGCTGAGGAAACGGCAGGGGAAGAAGCTGCAGAGGAAGTCGAGGAAGAGAAGCCCGCGCCCAAGAAGCGCACCCGCCGTGCGCGCAAGCCGAAGGTAGAGGAGCCCGTAGAAGAGGAGTCGGATGATTCCGACGAGGACACCTCTGACGAGGACAGCGCACCGTCGAAGCGCAAGCCCGCTGCACGCCGTGGTCGCCGTCCCAGCCGCAAGGCACCGGCCAAGTCTGAGTCGGCAGGGTCTGTCGATCTCAGCAAGCTGGAAGAGATGGTCAAGGTCATTGGCGAGGCAGGCGACGATCGCGACAAGAAGATCAAGGCCCTCGGCAAGATGCTTGAGGCTCTGGTCGAGAAGATCGACGCGATCGACGGCTTCCTGACCTATGAGTACAACCAGGACGCCGAGGGAAACGAGATCGGCAGCCTCACGGAAGTGGACTGGACCTGATCGAGCGCAGCGAAGCTGAGCTCCTGCAGATGGGAGAGCAGGCACTTGCCTCCCTATTGCAGGAGGCCGGCTACTTGCTCGGAGAAGGGGAAGAGGCGCTCAATATGATTCGCCGTCTTTCCGTGTAGCTGCGAGGCCCCTGCAAATGCAGGGGCCTCTTTTTAGCCCTACCAACCGCCGTCAGACAGTCGGTCGGTGATCCATGAGAGCTTCGCCCCGCGGAACTTGACGACAGGAGTGGCAATTTCTGAGTCAGACCGGTCACAGAGCTCAAAGAGTTTTGAAAAGAGAGCCTGAGACCTAAACTCGTTTCGGAACTGCTGGTAGGACTCGCTTGCTCCCGATGGCGTAACTACCGTAGTGAAGGCAATTGGGCCATCAGCGGTAGTGTTGATGGTAGCGTCAAGCGCAGTCTTGACTGCCGCCATCCATCGGGGGGCCATGTAGAGCTCAGATCCCAGCTTACTGGCTGCACTGTAAAGCGCCCTGCCAATTGACCACCCATTAGAGTTGTCAATAGAGGACCAGATTCCGCCGTGCGGGATAGAACCGGGCCATGACCCTGTTTTGTCAATCTGCGACTGGTCTGACGTGAGAGAAAACGCCGTCCCGAACAAGACCACGGACCTATTATCGGATCTCTTGTTTCTTCTGCGAATCAGGTGGCCAGAAAACGATGTAGCAGAATGAACCATGCTGCCGTTCAATACTGCCGCGTTACTCGCGCCGTCTGCCGCAGAGTCTGCCAAGGGACGTGCTGCGAGACGGAACTCCCCGTACTCCCCCACAGCAGTCGGCTTGATACCAGGAAAGGCCTCTGTCCAAGAGTAAGCCGCAGTGCGCTTTGCATCTTCGGTTTCTCCTGGAGCCCACCCAGGAATGAAACACTGAGATCCTTCTTTCCGCCTACAGCCAATGTAGAACTCTACTGTCGCAAAATACGTGTAGCGTCTACGGTCGCAGAACCTCTTGTTTAGAGCCCCAGCGGTCATGTCAATCACGACAGGGAACTGCTTCTCGACGTCCCCCGTCCCTACTGATTCAGAGGACAGGTCCAACTCCTGTTCGTGCAAGAGTTCAGAGAATCCGAGCAAAGAGGTCTCATCTGTAGCAGCCGTGCCCCGGCTGTACAGATGCTGGGGCTGATTTTCGTCTCCGGAGATGTTGTACCTCCAAAGTCGAACTGTGACGCCCTCCCGGGCACGCCACGCGGAAAGATCCGACCAATCGGTAAACGCAGAGGTTTTTGTCGGAGAGCTTCTCCAGACCCCAAAAGTCCTGTACTGGGTGTAGCCAAGCGTCCCGCCGGGAACAGTCCTTCCGTCCGCAGGCACAAAGCCCAAGTTGATCTGGAGCTTGGACAGCATTGCGCCGTGGGGTGGGGACAGGGGAACCACGAAGCCGGTTTTTCCGGGCATTTGCCAGAAATCCGGATTTACACGGTCATCACCAGTTCGGTACGAACCAGTCGAGTCAAGAATATCGGATGGGTCAATGTGGTTTTTGGAAAACTCCCATTTTTCAGCATCTGAATCCGAGTCCTCTGGCTGATCGGCCCCATAGGACGTCAGGCCAAGAATGTCCTGATCGTCGCTCGTCATCTTTCTTCCAGCACCGAAGTAGCAATACTGGAAGTAGAAAAGCGGGTCGTAGTACGGGTGGTACGCGTTGATCGTCGCGGCGTTAGAGCCCACCTTGAAGAACGAAGATCCTTCGTAGTAGGGGCGGTAATACCGCACTACGGTCAGTACGTGCGACACATACGCCTCAATTCCGCCCGTAGTGTTGGAAGTTACGATCTCTCCCGAAGAGTTCTCAGGCTTGGTGTTCTGCGGCCCTTCCCACAAAATCAAGGGAGTGGCGTAGCTCGGATACCGCCATCTGCGGATATTCGACGAGTAGGATCGACCTCGAACATCGGCGCGGACATATGCCCCGTATCCGGTGTAGACCCTCAGTTCCCTACTCACCGCCGGGTAGGATGCATAGTGCGTCACGTAGTTATTATCATCGGAATATGAAACAAGCCAGAATGCCCCATTACTCGTGTTCGTGACATTACCGAGCGAGTACTCAGTCAGCAGCGGGCCCTTATGGGCATCGCCATAGGGCGTAAAGGTGAGTGAAGTGGTTTGTTCGGAAGCTAGGCGATGCCCTGGATGAGTAACCTCGCCAGTTGGGGCCTTTTGTGGATCACTCAGCTCAAAGATAGGGAGCACTCCCGTATCGGCGCCCTCTTGAACACCGGTAGAGTCGGTAGGCCCGTAAACAAACTGCTCTGTTGCCAGCACAGAATCATCGAACCACCGCTCTCCCAAAGTCAGGTTTGAGCTATTCGTATCGTTTTCCGCCAGCGGCAAGTCTTCGTTCTGCAGCTGCTTGACTTCCGCTGGACCTACGACTTGATGCCCCAAGATCGGAGTATGGGTGCGAAGGCCGGCGGCGCGAAGGACGCCCTGAAGCTTCAGATTGCCCTTGAACAAGCCCTCTTCAAGAGCCTGGACTCGGAAACTGCGGATGTAGTAGACGCCGTACTCTGTCAGCCCAAAGAAATGTGGACCGAGAGCACCTGATAGTGACGGATACGATCCCGGCGGGAGAGTCATGTCGAGACGAACAGCAAACGAGTTAGGATCTCGAGTGTCCGTGAAGCTCTGGTCTGGGTTCCATTGAAGGAAATCTACCGTGTACCGATTGAGCGTGGTCCCTCGTGATACGGTGACTCGGTGTGTGTTGCCAATGATCGTCTCAGTTGCTGGATCTCCCACATTGTCCACGAGGGCTACGGTAATATCCCGCTCATCTACAGACCCGTAGTAAACCGCGTCAAACACGATTCTAAACGCCGTGTTGTTGGCGATCAGATCTGACAGGCCCTTGAAGTACAGCTGTACTCTGCCTGCCTCCGTGCTCAACTTGTAGACTACGATCTTAGTGCCGGAACCCTTGAAAATATCTCCGGGCAGACCCTCGTTTGGAGCAATCCTGGCTCTGGTAGTAGACCCAGAAACAACCCGAGCAAACACCTCATGCTTGTGAGAGGTGTAATCCAAGAAGGTATCTTCTCCGCTGCTCAGGCCAGACTCGTATAGATCTCCTGAGACAAACGGCAGGTTTGAGGCCCCTGGAATTCGGGTACGAACCCCATCAAGGGCACTCTCAACAGCCTGCCAGACCGTATAGTCTCTGGCATCGAGGCTACCGAGACTTTCGCTCTCGAAGAAAAGCTGCCCAGCATGTCCCCCAAGAGATCTCTCGGAGAACAAGTCTCCAAAGAAGTTTCCGAGGGCACCTCGAGCAGACTGCCCGTGCTGCGCAGTGATCAGTGGGCGCAAGCTGCCGGCCCCAACCTCTTCTTCAATAGAGGATGAAACGGGCCCATATTGGGTTCCGTAGCCCATGCTCGCACTGACAGACGAGGTCTGGGTGGTTGCCCCGGGCTCTGCATCGAAGGCAATGATGCCCGTGCCGATCTCTGAGTAGTCTGCAAGGTCTAGGTACGAGTAATGCCACCTACGACCATACGCGCGCAGAGAGTATGTGCTGTCCGGGGGAACAGAAGTTGAATCCTGCTTTTTGAGGGCAAAGACAATGTCCCCGGCAAGTTCCCGTACTGCTACAACGGTGCCCGCGTAGGTACCGCCATCAAGCTCGATACCAAGATGCACCAGCTCGCTCAGAGAGCGGCTTGAGATTCCCTCTGGGATGTCAGCTTGGGCGACCACCACGGTGTAGTCATAGGACAGATTGAATAGGCGCGTGGCGGTGGGAGATGCTGACGCAGCAGGAGCAGCTGTAGTCTGAACGCTCGAAACTTCCGCGACCAGGTAGGGGCTTCCAAGCCAAGCGGCACCATCTCCCCAGAATACCGGAGGAGGATTTGAGAGGTCGGTGTACCCCGGACGGAGTTCGTTGAAGGTGCCGGAACCTCCGGTGTAGATACCAGAGGATTCGTGCCTCGGAGAAAAGAGACTGCCCCGAAGGGTCATCCCTTCTCCCGCCCCTACATGGGTGGCCTCCCACTCCTCCACTACGAGAGTGGCCGGATACAGGTCTTCAGACTGCAGCCCCGTAGAAAAAGTCTTCTTTCTCCAGAAAACTCCGGCGGGGTCATGGCCCTCTTGCTCTGACCGAACCCCTGCCGCTCCCCAGTTTCCTCCGATGCTCCGGTCGGACTCTGTAAATCTCAGATCGTGTGTAGAAGTATCAGAGATGACATGCACACCGCTCTGCCCACGCCCAGCAGAGGTAGAGGCAGACGGGGATCCAGTAACTCGGATCAATGCACCGTACGCGGGAGCATAAGAAGTCACCTGAATCGCCGGCCCAACACTGACATCGTGCATACTGGCAGTGGTGTTCAGGGCACTAAATCTCGAGTCATTTGCGGTAACCAAAAGGCCCGCGCCAAGACCCGACCATCCCGCACGGATTCCATACCCGTAGGGAGCTACGGGGGATCCCGGAACCAACGGTCCCATTTCCTGATGTACGCTGAGAGCCGCGCGAGCCTCTACCACTGTGCCGAAAATCGGAACGCCTACCCCTACGCGAAGCGTGTAGAAGGCAAAGGTCACCGCAGTAGGAGTAGTGACGCTAAGTGGTGAGCCGTCGAGTCCTCGCAAAGTACAAGTACTGGGGCCAAGCTGGTACAGCTCGTACATACCCGCGTACTCAGTGGATGTGACCTTTACGAAGGTCTTCCCACCATGGATGTTTGCGGAGCGAAGAGATGTACTTGCGTGCGTGACCGGGTAGATTCCACGAAGATCATCTACATCAAGTAGCGCACCCCCTGCAGAGATAGCAGAAATCGCGCTTCCGCTAAGAGTGCCTTCCAGCTCAGCCAGGTTCGAGTTTGAACCAGTAGTGCTGATGTACGCAGCCTTCGTCACATGCTCGAAGTGCGCGAAGGACAGGTCGCTACCAGATGTCCCGTCGTTGACCTTTGTGTGATGGAACCCACCAGCGAGGGCAGACTCGGTCACCGAGCTGATTGCAGCTTGGAAGTCGGGGAGGAAGTCGTCGTACAGCGTCCATGCGGAAACACTCGATCCTGAATCGAGAAGATCGACGCTAATCTGGTGTGGAGGCGGAACCAGCTCGACTGTGCGCGCATCCAACAGTCGGTGGACACGCCAGTCCACATACTCATCGGTGCCGATGGTGAGGTCGATTGAGCGCCCTACATCTGCGAGGGTGAACTCATCACCATCGCGAACTTGAAGCAGGTTTCCGGCCAAGATCTCGTCTGCAGAAGTGGAACCAGAGCGAACTGCCGAGCGGCTGTTTGTGGACTCCTGCATGTGCAGCGTGATGGGACGGCCATCTACTGTGGCGTGGAAGCCGCCACCCTTGTCGTTGCCCTGCCCCTGGTACACGCCATCGAAGTTGAGCTTTTGGTGCAGGTTCTTGAGAACCCAAGCATCCACTTCTTCTGCCGAGTTCACCGCAGGAACAAGCAGGAAGTCCCGGGGAACCTCGCCAAACTCATTCTTCATGCCGAGGACGATCTTGATGCCGCCGGCAGGCATACGGGGCAGTCGGGGCTCAAAGCCGAGGTAGAGATTGTTCTCGAATACCCCGTTGGCTTTTACAATCAGAGAGCCGCCAGCATCGTTGTTCAGCAGGTGCAGATTGTTTTCATCAATCGGGCGAACAACAATCTCGGTCTCAGAGACCACCACATCAACGATGTAGTCGCCGTTGTGGTTGATTGGTGTCGAGTAGGACGAGCTGGAGATGGTGACGATGTCTCCGGGCTCTACGAGATTTGTCTCGAACGTAGCGGAGGAGCACTTGATCGTCGCCCCGTCGATGATCTCGGTGATCGTTACCGAGGTCTGCTTCGTCGCGTCTGTTGCAGGAGTCTGCGAAAGCACACTCCTGTACGTATCGAACACAGTGTCGTTACTGATTGGGAGGAGACTTGCGCCAGTGTTGTCGAATACAGACGACGCACCCGGGCCTGTAGGCGCGTACGCAACGGTTCCGACTCCCACGACCCGGCTACCGGGAACTGTGTCGTCCCAGTGCAGAATCTCATTCCAGTCGCTATCGAGGACTGCGAAGTACTTTGAGATGTCCGCAAGGCTGGCATCGTGCGGGAGATCGACGAAAATGTCTGTGGCCAAGATACCAGAAAGGCCATCCGAAACGCTGGCTCTAAGATCGATGCCCTTGATTTCCCCAGTGACTCCATCAATATCCAGTCGAGGGCTTCCCGCGGGGATATCAAGCACAACCGGGACCGCTACACCACGGACCATCTTCACCTGGTGGTTGTCCAAGTTCTTCGACAGGCTGTGAAGTGCGCGGTTGAAATTCTCGCTGGTCCGATCTTCTCCTCGCGCAACGAAGCTCGAGCTCGGGCGGTTGCCCTGCGTCATGGCGCGAGGTGAAGAGGATGCCAGGTCTCCGGCTGTGACCGTAGCGGCTGGATGCGGGTGGACCGCAAACCCCAACAAAGGGGCCAGATCGTTGAAACCGCTCGTCTCCGGAAGAACGCGAATTAGGGCCGGAGTAGTTCCTCCCACATATCCAGATTGCGTTGACCGAATCGCCAGTACGCCTTCTTCTGCCGTCGCCTCTACAGGCACGGGGCTAAAAGAGGATGCCCTCAAATTGATCGCATCTACAATCTCTTGCAGGGTCAGAGACCCCACACCGGAGAACTGGACATCGATCAGGTTCACCGATTCCGTGCTGAGGGCCAGTTCAAATGATGCGCTACCGCCGCCAATTACGGCGTTGACGGTATCAAATTCGCCATCAAGGTTGATGTGCTCAGTCCCGAAAATCACGGGCTGAGAAATGACGGCGTTGTCGGTCTGGCTCGCCAGGAAGGGCCGGCGGGTGTAGTCACTCACAGAAACCTCACTTCCCAAATCACGCGGAGAGTAAACGAAGGTGTCTTGGTCACGGGCTCAAAGGTCTTGTACGCCATTGGCGCACGATCTTTGGAGCCTGCCCAACCAGTCACAACAGTAGGATTTCCGCTGCTATCGAGCGTGCTCCAATCATCTGTCGGCTCACCGTCCGTAAAGAGCCCGGCCTCAGTCAAGATGACATTGGAGCCGATGCTCAACTCAGTCTGTCCGAACTCGCGAACAAAGCGAACAGCAGTTCTGGATGAGGTCGAGCTCAGAACAGGGAAGGTAGCGGGCACCTTCAGCGGGGCGAGGAACTCGCCGGGAGCATATGGCAGGCCATCTACGAGGCTGGTGATGTTTGCAACCTCCGGCTGAGATCCGCCGCCCATGCCAACAAAGGCAATACGGTCATTGCGAAAGGCCCACTCATCGCCCGTTGCAGAAGCACGGAATGTCTTGAGGGAGATCAACTCGGCAAGATACTCACGGCCAGTCAGGGTCCAGATATTTGAGCCCTCGACATGCTGCCGGAGTCTGCCGTTCTCGTGCGTCTCGATGTTGACATATCCCTCGATGGCGGGCGCAGACTTGCAGTCTTCTACGACCTTACGGCCGAACCAGGGAATGAGCTTGGCGATGTTCATAGCGACAGCCTCCGGCTGATGTCTTCTGCTTCCTCTAAGCTGACGCCGAAGTTCTTCGCAATCAGTTTTGGATCCACAGGTCCGCCGTCAAAGGATTGTAGCCCACCTCTGCGGTGCTGGCTTTTTTGGCCGCCCTGAATGAGGAGGGTGTCCTGCACTTTGGGCGTATCTTTTTTGGAGATCATACCTCAACCTTGCCCTTCGCAGGAGTCTCTCTGCGGAAGATCCTACCAGTAAAGAAGGCGGCGGGAGATACCGATGGATCTTCTGCCAGCTCGAATGTCGAGTTGACTGCGTCAATCGACAGAATCAAGATCTCCCACAGAGACCCGTCATATTCGAACTCAAAAAAGTCTCCGGGACGTACCCCGATGGTATCTGGGTTCTCCTGAGTGGTCGTTACGGTAGTTCCGCTGATGTAGAAGTCAGCATCCCTTGTGAAAGTCCCTCCGGTAAGTGTCTCAGCAGAGGGGAACGAGGACTCGATCGTCACATCGGCCCCGGAGACCCCAGAGATGATGTAGACGCCGTGTGAGAGGGACGTAGTCTCGGAGTCGGTGGCCGGATCTACGCTCTTACCGTCTACGGGGTTCGGGTACCCATCGCTATCAGGATCGGTCCATGTAGGATCGAGCACGAGCAAGTCTCCAACAGCGGCACTGGAGGCGCTGGAGAGGGTGGCCGTGTTCCCGCTCACGAAGACACTTCCACTTGCGTCTACAGCTGTGAGCGGGACATAAATATCCAGCTCCACAGTGTCGTAGCCCATCAGCCTCTCGAGGCGGGTGTCGGAGTCTTCCTCCGAGTCCTCGAAGACGAGCTTATGGATCTCGATATTTTCGATCGGATTTGGGCCAGGTATTGCGCGGTCAATGTAGACCTTATCCCCAACAACGCCGACAATCTCATAGACATCATTGTTGTCTGTATCGTAGAGCCGATCGTCTCGCTCAATATCGTAGAGCAGGGCATCTGTAAGGGTCACGAACGATTCGCCGACAACGCTGCTTGCGGCGCTCGTTAGAATCGGGTTGTCGGCAAGTGCCCATCTCTCGATGCGGTAGGTGCCTGTGTCTGTGCTGGGCAGGGCCGTAGCAAGGGTCAGCTTGGTCTCTTGGTCTTCGAACAGCTCTGGCAGTCCAGTTCCCGCCCCACTTGCTGTGTCGTAGACTCCTACATCTTCGATTAGGTACACACCCTTGTTGGTGCCGCTGGTCACAATCAAGCGATCACCTGCAGCGGCCCCATCTGACTTAAACGAAGCCGCGGTATCTACGAGCACTACGCGTGAGTACGTCACGGCCTCTACTGAGGTGAAGTCTTCAACGGCTGTTGATGTGCCGGAGCAAATGACCGGGCCGTCGTCCCGGAAGATTTGGAACTTGACGTCCGTGTCTGCCACGATTGAGCCAATCGGCATGGCCCTTGGTGTCTCCCCCGAAACCTGCACCACAGTCAGTTGAGTAGCAGAGTCGACCGAGCTCACTTCAAACACACTGCGGTTGTACCCTGTGAGTACAAACAGCTTGTCTCCTTCCTTGATGAGATCTTTGCCCAAGACCTCTACTTCGTCCGGGAACTTCTCGTTGATGCGCGGCAGCGTCGTCAATGTGCCCGTGAAGCCGCCTCTGGCCGATGTGACAACACCGGAACCAGCGGTCATCACGAGATCGTCCCCCTGAAAGAGGGTGCGCGTGGACCGGCTTCCGAAGTCTGCGCGGCGCAGTACCATGCCGCTGCCGTTGTAGTCGTCGAAAGCTGCGGTCGCTTCACGGCTAAACGCAGGGTCGTCCTTGAAGTACATGTCCATTTCAAGGTCGAAATCGACCTCTACCTGCACGGTATCGAGCAGTGATAGGACAGCGACAATGCTGGGCTTGGTGTAAATCGGTCGGATTTTTGAAAGAAAATCCGCCGCAAGCGGGATGTCACGAGAGTCTACTGCCCGGACATCAATCTCGGCTTGCCAGGTGTGGTACTTCTGAAGCTCGGTCGCACCCGGTACATCGGAGTACTCCCTCCACCAGTTTGGTCGAACCAAGCGATCCGTGATGATGACGGAGTTGGTCAGCGGAGTAAAGGGAGGGAGGAAGTCTCCTTCTGCAAAGGTAGACCCGGTCAGCGGGTTCGTGCCGAGGCCCTTGAACTTACTGAGGCTGTAGAGGTCTGAGCGCCGGTATCTGTAGACATTTAGAAGACCTGTACCCGTACCTTCGTTGTCCAGCTCCTCGACGATCACTCGCCCATAGGTCGCGCTAAACTCGGGTTCAATCGTGACAATCTCGCTGGGCTTTTCAGTGACTGGAAGATCCAGAACGATGTGCGATCCGATCTCTGAGCTACGAAGCGTAGGCCCCGATGCCCACGAGTACATCAGTCCGGCGATCGCGGAGCGGTAAGTGAGCTGGGTGGTGCCGAACTCGTCCAGCCGGGCCTTCGTCATCCCTACCAGTACACCAAAGTTGTCCTCAATGTACTTCGAGTTGTCCAGCAGCACCATTGGTGCCCACAGAGACGCAGGAGCAGGATCTGCCGCGGTAAACGAACGGTTCAGCTCGATGAACTGGCCTTGCCCGCGCCTGCGAATGACATACTCGAGAGAGGTCTGGGATGCGACAGGGAGCTTTCCGTCTGCGACTCGACCGCTGATTCTCATCTCTGTTTCGGAGATCACAGCGGTAATCGCGAACTTGCCCTGGCTGAGACCCGTTGTGATCTCAAGCTCATCCCCTGGACGAACACCCCGAAAAATGAGAGAGGTGTCGTCTACCAGAACCCGCGAAGACCCGGATGTCGTAGAGAGGGCCGCTCCCGTCAACTCCGTCTGAGTCAGCGCGTAGTCGTTATTCTCCGACATCTGTACTGGAGCTCGGGAAATGGAGCGGGTTGTGGAGTCTGTGAAAGACTGCACATACCCCTCATCTGCTTCACTCACCTGCTCGGGCTTGATGTACTCGAAGAGCGCGGGGATCGAGAAAACCTCGTGTTCCATCTCCCCTTCGGGATCAATCGCGACTCTCGAGTTGCGAATAATTCGCGTAGGGCGGACCAAGATGTTGAAGTACTCGGGAACTCGGATCGATGTGGTGGGATCGAGGGGGAGGTTCCGGTGATCGTTCTTGAACTCGGAGCTGTGAAGGAGAGAGTAGATATCCAGTGCGTGCGAGGAAAGAGTGGCCTCTCCAGACTCGGACAAAGTGACTGTCGGGATCGCCAAACGGGATGAGATCTCAAGCAGGTCTTCGTCATCGATAGTACCGGTATGGAATCCGGTGTCTGTCCTTCCAAGCGGAATCTCTTCGGTCCCAAAGTCGAAGGCAATCTCGTTTCTTTGCGCCCCAAGCACCTGTGCGGAGAACTTCGCTGCGATCTCCAGGTCTGTCCGCATCACCTCAAACTCGAGCAGGTCTCCGGCAGAGACCCCGTATGCCTCGAAGTCTTCGATCTCGTGACTCCGGAGAGTAGGGCAAACCCTCCACTTGATGCCCTCTCTCCCAGAAGGAGCGGTCTTTCCCTGTAGGGTAACGGCCCACAGGTCTCCTCGACCGCCCTCGTCCTCTGGGGAGAGCCCAGTCAGCTCCTCAACTGCCGCAATCTTGTGCCCGACTCCGTCAAGCACCATCATTCGGTCGCGAATGCCGAGATGGAGATTGATAGAGTATGAAATTTCCTCTGGATAGACTGTGCCCTCAATGGCGTTCGCGACTACAACCCCAGTGAACGAGTCATTGATAGAGGCGATCTCGTACGATCTGTCTGTGCGCTCTCCGCTGGTGATACGAATTCTCGCGCCCTCTACTGAATCTACGACATGCCGAGATTCCAGCAAGACTTCAAAATTGCTGGTGACTGTCCCTGTGCCGACAAGCGCGCCGGTATTGAACTCACTGAAGTCAGCATCTGCTTTTGGAATGTAGACAGTATCGGTAAACGCAGTCTGCGGAACCTGAAAACTTGCGCGCACTCCCTTGAGCACCTCATACACCATATTTGAACCTGCAATGGTGACAGAAGATTCAAGCTCAATTCGCGTCGAAGACAGCACCTGCTTCACTACATGAAGTCCAGAGTTTCTTCCGCGGAGAATACGAACCCTGTCTCCGGGCTCTACTCCCAAAGCTACGAAATCCTTAGAAAGGTCGTAGACTTCATCCAGCGCGGATGCCGAGGCAACAAGGTTTGTGCCAGAAGTCTTCAGCTCTGGTCCAATCAGAGGCTTCCCTTCTGACAGGATGTAGCCTGTGCGCGCCGCATTGAGTCGGTTGATCAGGTACGACCCGGCGCTGGTGCCGCTGTACAGGGTCATCGTAGAACCAATAGCGCGGATAGTAGTGGGACCAGAGATGATTACTTCTCTCTTGGAAATCACTACGGCCGATCCGACGAACGACACCGATCCCGTAAATCCGGAATCCCCACTCTGCATCCCGCCGTAGATCACATCAACCGTGCTGGGGTCGAGTGTCATTTCCGGGCTGTACTTCATCCACCGAGTCTGGAAAAGCGGCTGCACAGAAGAGATGGACTTGGCTCTATCCACCTGAAATGCGCGCAAAAAGTCTGAGGCAACAGACTGGCTGATCCCCGACCACACAATCGGAAAGACCTCTCGATCGTTGACCAGGGACCAGAAGTCGGACAGCACATTGAACATGAAAGTGCCGTCGACATGATTTCTGCGAACCGCAGGAACTACCGCAGGAGAGAAAAAGGCGGCGCACTCCACAGTATCGCTACGAACGCCGTCTGCTACAACATACAGGGCAACCACATAGGTCCCCGTGACATCCCCCTCAAGCTCGACCGCCTTGTCTGAGGTCTCTGATACAACCAGCGCCGCAGTGCTTCCATCTGGCTTTACTGTCAGCTCCCAGTAGAGAGTCAGTCCCTCATAAGAGCCATCCACTGTAGATCCCGCGCCGCTAAACAGGATGCGGGTACCGATGACGCCAGTGGACTCTTCTGGCGTGACTCGAGCAACCGGCTTTGCCCTGAATGCTTCGACTTCAAAGCGAGTAGTCTCGGTTGCGCTACTGCTCATGGGTCTGTGTCCACAAAGTCGATGAAGGTATTGGCCTTAGTGCCGTAGATCTTCGACTCAAGTGTCTCACGGCTGGCCCCGAGGGTCACAGCGTAGTCATAGCCGGAACCCAGACAGACCGCCGCCATGCGGAGATCGACATCCATTCTATTGTACTTCGTCCCGAAAGACAGCGTAGGAATGGAGCCGATGGCTACTGTCAGTCCAGACAGGAGGTCGTCTACGTCCGCCTTTGAGGCGACGCTGACATCTTCCCAGGGGATGTCGATGCTGGGCTCAGACTCAAAATCGATGAAGAGGCGAAGTCCTTTGCCGGGCTGGTACGAGAGCAGGTAGTAGTGCTCGGTGGTTGGATCGATTGAAGTAGAGATCAACTGACCAGTTTCGGATGTGGGATTCAGGACCTCTTTGTAGTCCTGCGCGTCTTGACTGACGAAGGCGAAGGTCTCTGAACCGTCTTCACTTGTTACGAACTGAAGCTGAATGTATCCAGTTGCAGTCGAACTGATTCCCAGCAGTGCCGGTGACGGAATGCGGACTGCGTTTACCTGATCAAACTGGTCTGTGATGTCTCCAATCTTTGCGCGGAAAAGAACTGAGATCCCGCTGATGCCCTCAGAGTACTTTTGGGAGGCATAGGACAGGGAGTAAAACCCGTACTGGTCTGTGCCTGTTGGGCGCAGCTGCAAGACTTTGGAAACCACTGTGGCCGGCGCAGTACCGTTGTACACCCACGAGCTAAAGTCTCCTTCATGCGCAATCGCTGCTTCGGGCATAAAGAAGAAGTTTTCTACGGTAAAGTACCCCTCATAGGAGTAGGTAGACCCGTCTTGGTCCAAGAAACCAAGATCGAGCCGAGGAGACCCCGTATCCGTCAGCGCAGTCAGGGCAGTAGACCGAAATGAGAAGTCTGTCTCCGCAAGCAAAGACTCTGCGGCCGTGCAGAACAGCTCCGATGACTTGAGATAGGTCAAGATTTTTGGAGCCGTAGCACCCCAATCAAACTCCACGGTCTCATAGTTGCTTGGGAGCTCCAGATTTCCAGTTCCAGTTCCCCCTGCATCATCGTAAAAGCCGAACTGCTTTGTTCCGTCGTCAAGAAATCTAAGCCGGTACTGGTGGCTGCCATTTCCGACACTAAATCCGACTCCTGTATTCCAGGAGGCCGCATGGACAGATTGCTGTGGTCGGCCCCATAGAAACATCAACCAAGAGTCATTGGCACAGCGAGGCTCCTCTGAGCGCACCACGGAGTTCTGGCTGCCAGCACTCTGAAAGATCAAAGACTCAGAGGTATCCAAGTAGGTAAATAAGTTTCTGCGCATCCGGCTTACATCTGCGCGCGTAGCTGCGTGGAGTAGCCCAGTTGCCTCCGCAGTCCCCGCTTGTCCGAAGACAACTCCGCCTCCGGAAACGAGAGCTTCGCCATGGCCCTCGAGGATCATTTTGTAGATCTCAAGCTCGCCCGCACGATTTTGGTCAATGCCAATGAATGCCGAGACCACGTCTCCGGCTCCAGGCTCAATGAATCCGAGCCGCGTAGATGCAAGGAACTTGCTCAAAGACGAGATGTTGACTTCGTAGGCTCTTTCTTCGTCACCGGTAGACTCGTCAGTCAGCAGAACATACGCCTTGCCTGTGTGTCCTGACGCGTCGAATACGATTCGGATGGAGTGCGTAGGCTGGTCCCAGTCGTGGTCAAATCTGACTGTTGTGCGGGTGCCAGAGGAGTCCTCTGCTGGGCCCCCAATCTCCAGGTACTTGTTGGCACCGTCATCGCAGCAAAAGATGAAGATGCCAGTATTGCTGGCCCAATGCGCCATTCCCAGCATTACACCGTTGTACTCGCTGTTGGTCTGGTACTCGGTCGCGGGCCCTGTGCCTGGAAGTACAGGGACAGAGAATCGGAACTCTGCCCCACAAGTGCGGGATGGGGTAGATGCCGCCCTACAAAACATCGTATTTGAGGACTTGGTTCCTGGAGCGGTCAGGACCAGAACATCATCCCCTACAGTCATAGAGGACGTGTCCAGAACCAGAGTAGCCCGGTCGGCTGTGGCTGTATCAGGAACCCCATCTCGAAAGATGTCGAACAGAAACGGAGCTTGTAGGGGGAGCTCTTGCGCTTCGTAGACGACACTCGAAAATGTAGCCAGAGCAACTACCGAGCTTCGATCCACTCGATTGTCTGAGTCCCTGACTCCGAAGTAAATCGGCTGAGTCGGGGAAAACTCCTCACCCTCCGAAGGAGTGAGGTTGACCTCGACGGGATCAGCCATTGTTCACTTCCGAGGAAACAAGGATTCTCTCTTGCCCGATTCCTGCGGTGTCCGTTGTGACCGGAGTACCGGGGATGTAGAAGGTCGTACGGTGACTGCCGTTGAAGTCGTTCTCTACATTCCCGATTCTATCAGTAGAACGAGTCAGTACGCGCCTACGATCGAGGTCATGGGTCACGATCTGCAGGATGATCGGATGCCGGTAAGAGCCGACGTTGTTGGAGTGCAGGAACTTCTCCAGCTCAGACACATCCAGCACATCTTCAGGCTCCAGCCCATTGATGTAGTTCGCAATCTCCAGCGCCATCTTCGCCCTGTTGCCCCCTGTTGCGGAGATGTCCAGGTACACGAAGGAGGGCAGGAAGTGACGAGCCAGGGGATCGGCACACAGGATTCTATTGAGGTTCGAGCTCAGTAGTGCCTGTACCCGTCCCACATCCGACGAGAACTCGTGAGTGACCAAGAATCCAGCACCATTGAGCGGGATCCGGTTTTCGAGGGTGTCGTCGAGGTCATCCGGCAGGAAAGACGGAGAGAAGTAGATCTTGCACTGCTCAGCCGCACTGTAGGAATAGAGCGGGTCTACGACCTGCATGCGGTAGCCATCCGACTCGTATGTCCCGAATACGGGAGTCAGGATGGTGTCCTTTGGCAGGTTGTAAACCGGTCGGCCTCCGAGAGACTGGGCCCGCAGGTCCATGTAGTACAGACCGTTCTCGGTTCCCTGCGCTTTCATCTCGGTAGAGGACATGTGGACCACATGGGGACGCACCACCTCGTAGGGCTGCTTGTACCCGCGAATCGGCCCATAGGTCTCAAGGTTGCGCTGCTGCTCATAAGGAGTCTTGAGCATCCCGCCGTCGTATGCGCAGAGCAAGTATGAAGAGGACCGCTCAGTTGAGGCATGGACATAGACCACTCTCCACTGAGACGGAACACCGCTGTAAATGCGGATTGGCCGCACTCCAACCAGCTCCGATCCTCCGTCGATTGAGGACTCCTCAACCTCGTCGATAGGGGCCTTGACCACACTCCAGTGGATGCCCGTCTCTGTGACCGGGAACGCATCTCGATCAAGGGTAACGGTGGCGCCATCCGAGCTGACAGAGAGGATCTGGTAGCTGCCATCTACACCCGGATAGTCGGACAGGTACATGGTGAGATACCGGCCAACATCGTCCTGAATGAAAGGAGCGTTCAGGTCCGTAAAGGTATCCGTTTCCTCGATCGATCCTTCATTCCCCGAGCGGTAGATGTGCCGCGTGGTGATCGGCATCGGAGAGTCAATCGAGATGTAGGTGTCTCCTACTTCGGTGATTCTGTATCCAGAAGCCCCGTCTCCTTCTTCGATGAATACATAGTCACCCGGACGAACGGTGTCGGTGTCCAAATCCGAAGAAGGAGACAGGAACGAGAACTCGGATGACCCGTAGTTAAGCGAAGGGATACGAAGGACGGACGACCCCACCTGCATGGTGACGGCAACCACTCGATCCTGCTTTGCTGGAACAGACTCAGAGCCCGTGGTCGCGGTCTCAAGCAATCTCCGCTGCTCGTACACATGAAGGAAGTCCGATCCCGCGCGCACTCCTCCTGTCAAGAACGAGGGGAGCAGTGGGTCAGAGGGCAGTACCTTGAATGCGGTAGCCTCCGCGTAGTGTGCCCCCAAAGCAGAATCTCTTGGAAGCTCATTGGGAAGGGTGCGACCCTCTCTCGTTGCCCCCGGAAACACCTGTTGCGGAAGCTCTGTGGCAGTTGCCGTAAACAGCAGCTCCTCTGCCCCGGAGGGAACAGACAGCAAGGTCGGAGCGTGCGGATGGTGCATCCGCTCCTGCAGCTCCCCAGGAGACGAAGTTCCGTAATCTACCGATTCGATTTCAAAAAATCTCTGCAAAGTCGGGGCAACCGCCGAAAGGGATGCCACGCCAACTAGGGGAGCAGCCAAAGTAGCTGAGTCAAGAGGGGACAGATATCTGACAGCTACGGTTGCGCTTCCTCCAACCGTGATTGCAGTTCCCGGAGGAATAGTCTCTGGTACGAAGAACTGGACGACATCGTTCCCGCCAGATCCCACACGAACAAACTCAAGCGCGTTGAGTTCGCGGCAAATGACGTGGTGGTCGAGGATTCCGTGTGATGGCGTGACATACGATGCTGCGGAATAGAGGCTAGTAGCCTCTTCCTTGGTGCCGGGAACCCCTCCCCAAGAGATTGTTGTAGTCCCCGATGTAGACGATCCGGACAGTTCCAAGTCTGCGTAGTTTACGCTGTCAAAAGTAGCGGCAGTACTCGAAGCGTTGAGGGTCGCGGTGCTTCCCGTAGTCACCCAGTTTCCGTTTGAGCTTCCAGTGCTCCTAGCAAACTCAATACTCTGCAGGAAGCCGCTATCGCCTGGAGTAAGCGTCATTGACAGATCAATGCCTGTTGCGGAGTCTACTGCCTCAAAGCTCAAGCTGAAGTCGAATGTACCAAAAACAGTAGATCCGATTTCCGAAAACTCAAAACTTGGGTAGCTCGTAAGCCCTCCGACAAAACGGTCGATCACACACTTTTTGATGAATTCAGTGATCTCTGTGCCGCTTAGGCCTCCCAGTCCAGCGTAGATGGAGGTCGGAGTTGCCTCGCTCAGATCTGCCAGCAGAAGTGCTGGGGAAGACGCCCATTGAGTGGGATCGTCGATCTGTGGATCCACATGAGTAGTCCCTGTTGGAGGAGCGCCTCCCTCTGCCGTAGCCCCCGCTATATCGATTTCCGTAAAGGTGGATGCGGCACTTACTGAAGATGGGGCCGATACCGCAGTTCCATTAATCGTCACGGCATCCGCAGTATTAAGCGTAGCATCCACGAGAAGAGTGACCACGCCGTCTGCCGTAGAATAAATGACGCCGCGAATTGTCGCGTTTGTGGACCCTTGGGTAACGGTATCCCCGATTGAGGGATTGCCGATGGTTCCGACACTTCCCGCAAATGTGGCTGACCCCAAAAGAACTGTGACTGTAGCCCTAAACTCCGTCTGTGTGCGGTCGAGGCTGTCTACGGCGTACGCGGCGCTTCCGAGATTGAGATACGCTTCGTAAAATGGAATCCCGTCGTCGGTAAATCCAAGGTGGCGGAAGCCATCTTCTGCGTCCCCCGCGACAGCCGAGAGGTAAGTTCCCTCTCCCTGCACCACAGAAGTTAGAGTTACGGTCACCGAGGGAATCGGAAGTCCGCCGAAGGCGCTGATTCTGGAGGTTTGCACTCCGGTGACCGTGACCAATACTCGCCCTTCAGAGGTGTCGAGCGCATCCTGTAACAGGGTTTGCAGCTCCTCAATATCGGTCGTCTCCGAGATCTCCGCAGAGACGGTAGCCGTCAGGGTTTCTCTGGATAGGCCCTTTTCGATAATACATGTAAGAGTTTTTCCAGCTGCGGAAGTAAGTGGGAGCGTCACTACTGCTCCAGTGATGGACGCAGCCTCAGTTACTTCTTCATTCCACGAGTAACCCAAGCACGCGCTGGGTCCGTAGGCCGTGACTGAGGTGGGCTCCGTGAAGTACAGGCGGGCAATCTGCTCCGCCGTAGGCGAACCCACAACGTAGTCGTCAAAGAATCCTGCTGTGATCTTCTTGAGCACCGATTCGGGAGACACCACCAGCTCAGACGGGACGGTGTAGCCCGCTGAATCCAGCGTCTTAAACAGCCAAGTAAAGGATTCCTGTACGATTTCCCAGGGGTTTACAGTATCCCCTGCAGTAGGGCCTGTGCTGACGCTTGCAGACACATTGAATGTGGGACCACTCAATGACAGGCCACCAGAAGATGTACTGGCAGGGAAGAAGTCGGACAGCCCCTGGTATGGGTTGACCGGAAACTCGTTTTTGATCTTTACGATGGCAAATGTGTAGGCCACGCGGTCATCGAGGTAGTCCGGAGTCCCCGACGAGCTGTCTGCGGTGACAATGCTGCCGCCATGGTACAGCTTGTAGGTGTAGACCTTGTCGATGACATAGGAGCCCGCGTTTGCGCCATGCGACACAGTCAGGATGTCTCCAGACTTTGCGCGAGACAGCGCAGCCGGTGTGTTCCGCAGTTCGCCGTTGTTGTAGTCCTCCATCGCACGAACGAAGGTCGTCTCGTCACTAAAGGCGCCCTTCCAGTCGAACTCTGGAGCAGCAATGAAGGTGTTGTTGCAGTTGTCGAACAACGCCTTCGGAATCAGAATTTCGTACTGCGCGATGATGGAATGCGAAGCATCAATCGGATCGAGCGTAAATGGAGCGAACAGGTCGAAAAATGACCGGAAGTCGTCACCCAGCCCGAAGTCCTCAGTAAGGGAGGTCAGCCAAGACCTGATCTCTCCCAAGAAATCTGTCACCTCTGTAGGCAGATTGATGCTGAGATGGTTTTGCAGGGCATGGCCTGAAGTCCCGGAGGCATCTTGAGCCAGCGTAATGACGGCGACATAGTCGTCATCTGAAGGCAGGCACTCGTCAGTAATGCAGGTTCCCGGACGACCTGAATACTGCGTGATGGTCTTCATGTCCGCCTGAAGAATCGTTCCATCAGGGGACCGCAGACCGGAACCGTTGCTGACGGCACCAGTTGCGCTGTCTACATCGTAAGCGACCAGTCGTACATGGGATGTCGGTGCCCAGTTCTGTCCGGCATCGGGCATCACAAAGCCGTTGAGGCCGCGGTAGGATTCCCGTGCCCCAGAGAAGCTCTCTACCGCCCGTGCCCCGACAGGGAGAGCCGGAGGCACGGCGTAGCCAGTAGACTGTCCCTGCGCGTCTTGGACGACCATCCCTTGCGGGGAAACTCGAACCAGCGGCCGGGAAAGGCCGGAGCCTGCCGCAAACAGCCTGAAACTGGCATTGGCATCTGTAGACGGCATGACTGTATCGAGGATTGGTGCTCTTCCTCGGAGAGCTGCGTCAAACCCGGTGATCTCGTAGACTCCCACATTTGGGCCGTCCAATACCTCGATAGTCGCCCCCTCTGTCGCCCCGTAGCTGATGAGGTCCACAGAAGTCCGGACAGTGGCAGAGCCGATGACCATGTCCAGATCATTCGCGGCTTGCCCAGCAAAGGGGTACAGCGGCGCTCTCGGCTCGAAAGCATCAACCACTACCTCATCCACTACTCGGAATCGGTAATCGCTGCCAAGAACCGTCATCGCAGAATCAAGGACAAGCTCCGGTCCCTGCACATCCATGATCTTGTAGGTGCCCGAATCAGGGCTGTCGATGATCGTCAGGGTCATGCCCCGAGTCACTCCGTAGTCTGCCCACAGGGTCTGCTCTACCGAGGTGATGGTGCCGATTGCTCCGGAGGACTCACCAATGATTTCCGTGTACTGCGTCCACTCGTTGTCTCGGGTGTTCCCGACGAGATCGATGTACTGATCGGTGTTATTGACATCGACCGCGATGGCGCCAGTATCCATCTCCTTCGTCGCCGTGGAGCTGTTGTAGAGACGGATTACCTCTCCCTCGATGAACACAGGGACTGAAGATCGGGAGAAGGTCAGGCGAAGACGGGCATTGACCTTGTTTTCGAGTGCCCCGTACTCCTTCAGAGTCGCAGGAATCTCATCCTTGCTGATGGTACAGAGCGTCGTACCCTCGAGTACGCTCACTTCACTTGATGCGGAAGAGAGCACAGAGCTGGTCGAAGAGCTCTGCGATGGGCGCACGAATACATCGTAGTGGCCGCCGATGTGGACTTGGTCGTCGCGGACCACAATCTCATCAGCATCATCTGGGTTGGTAATACCGCCTGGAATTCCGGAGATGCGAATCTCAGCCCGATCATACGCGGAGGCAAACACGGCAGGCAGCAGCCCAGGAATCATGGCTCCTGGAGGAGCATCCACTTCTGGTGCTTGGTTGAGCCGAAGCAAGTAGATCGTAGGAATGCCCTCAAGGTCTCCAGAGCTTTCGTAGAGTACTTCCTCAACTGTAAACCGCTGGTTCTCGGCGATTGCCTGAGTCCCGTACAGAAACTGCCAGAAGTTCAGGTCGATTGAACCGCCGTCGCGAATCCGACGATTACCGTCTCTGCCCTTGTTTTCAAACATCGAGAGCAGGAACATGTACCTGCCGAGGATGAAGCTCATCCCAGAGCAGATGACATCGGACCCACCTGCGCCGGTAATCTTGTCCCGCTGCATCTCGGGATCTCCGAAGCCCACGACCTCGATGTTTCGGATGCCGGGGAACTCAGAGAACAGACGCGCACGGATACCGCGCCGAGTGTTGAGACTGCGCTCAGTCAGCGCGGTCTGAGTCCGAGCGAGCAGCTCCGGACCGGTCTCTTCATCCGAACCATTGCTGAACCCGACCAGATTTGTCACTCGGATGGCAGAGCCGATACCCGATACCGTGCTGATCTGTTCTGGCTCGATGTTGAAGGCGTCGCCTACATCTTCTGCGATCACGCCAATATCGACATAGTAGAGCTGGCCGGAACGCTGGGCAGCCACGATTTCGGGACGGAAGAACTGGGGCGTGATTGGGAAGAAGCCCAGTCCGCCCGCGTCAAAACGGACATCGGCAAGAATGGAGACGAATGTAGGATTCGCGAAGAAGATGCGGACGGTGCCCGTGGCACGAGAACCCGTCTTGCGAGTCACAAAGAAGTTGGCCGCAAGGTCTTCGGCATCTACCGTTCGCATCTGCTCCGCGTTGCGAACAGACTGCCCCGTGCGGATGATCTGAATCTCGCGCTTGAACGCTTCTAGCATCAGCTGCAGAGGGCGTACTACAATATCGACGATGGCATCGCCGTTCTGAGCGGAGATCGAAGGGAACTCTTGGCGAAGGCGGGTAATCAGGAAGTCTTCGATGTCTGTATCGAACGGGTCAATAGACAGCGCCTCAAAGACAGGGGCAACAACCTGCCCATAGATCGACCCGTTCTCAGACAGGTCGAGCGTGGGGTCGTATGCCTCGAGACGCTCAACGAGGAGGTCCCGGATCTGGGAGGCCTGAGTTCCGGTGTTTGCCATGGATTCCTCTAAAGCACGACGCCCGCGACGACGCTTGAACCGCTCTCTGCGATGAGGCGTAGCCTAACATCCAGGGCGGTATCTCTGGCGCTGTATTCCGCGGTAAGAACTTGCACAGAAGAGAGCTTCTCTTCTGGCGAAAGGTCGATGCGATCGGATTGATCCTCGAGTATTTGCGACACTGCCGTTTGTACCTTCGTAGCCACAAGTGCCCCAACTGCCGTAGCCGCTACAGGAATCGGGCCCAGAAGACTAAGAAGACCGCCACCCCGGTTGGGCGCAAAGATGTCTCGAGAGGGAGAGGTCAGCAAGATCTTCAAGAAGCGCTGAACCAAGTAGGTTGATGCGTTGAGCATCGTAGAGGGGACTGCCGACTCGAAGGAAATGACCGTGCTGCGGGCGCCATCTACCTCCGTCTTCAGAACGCTGACACTGCGGATAGGGGTAGCAAACTGGGTACTGGGGACATCTGCAAGGATTCTCGTGCTGCTGAGAACCACGAATGTCGGGGACTTGTCACCATTGATGAGCACGGAAGCCGTGTTCTGGAAATCTTCCCCCTTGATGTCGAGGGACGAGCCGCCAGAAAAGAAGTCGATCGCGGAGACCTTTGCAGTGCTCTGAAAAGCAACGAGAGGGAAATCCATGGACTACTCCCAAGTAGACAAAAGCTGCTGCAAAGAGGAGATTGCTCCGCCAGGGGAAATTGGCGTGCCCATCAGCGCCGCGCGAAGGCCCCGGATCCTTTGAAGTTTGCCCGAAGTCGCGCGAGTAGGCAATGTGCCAGTGGAGTAAGTCGTGGTAGCCGTCCCTGCACTGGGGAGCCCAGGAATCTCTACGATCTCCTTCGCCTCTGAGTCGATACGTAGCACCTCATCTTCGATGCTGGTCACGATTGTCGTGCCTTGAACGAAGTTCGCGTACTCCTCCGACGCCACTTCAGTCAGCGCGGATGTGATCAGGTTAAGCACCTGTGCGGCAGTCTCTCGGGTCTGGGCCCTACGCTGCAGGGCGGAACGGTACGATCCCTTCACAGCGCACTCCGGAGGTTGGTGACAAACCGGCCGAGTGCCTCGTCAATGCCGGCGATCGAAGAAGATGCTCCACGAGGGTCTTCCTCAAAGAGGGCAGTAATATCCCCGCGCAAGATCTTCTCGTCTGCGGCGAAGAAGCCTTCGTCCCGGAACAGATCCCGAAGCCGATCAATCGTGGCGGTAGCGGCGGGCGGCTCCTCTACATTTAGCGCCCGCAAAGCAGCCAGCGCGTCCGTAGAGTCATCCACATCGGTTCCCAGTACTGACAAGGAGTGCTGTGCGTCAACGGTCAGAGGGGCAATCAGTACGGCTTGGCCCGCAATCCGCGCCGCAGCCTTACTCGCGTCTGGACGGCTGTGCAAAGACAGAGGCCTGGTCACTTGCTGCGCGCTGATGTCGAATACGAACTGCACGGCATCCGAGAAGGCCCTGAAGGTCGCATACCCCGGGTCCGCGATGAACACTGACTCCACAGAGGTCACCTCATCTGCCACCGTCACCGAGCTCTCTGCTACGGCAGACACCGCCGTCTGTACACCGCCTATGTTGATCACATCACCGACCTGGATACCGAGCAGGGCGGGGCTGGTGTCGAAGGTCAGAGTGGTCCCAGAAGCCACAACACCGAAGGGGAACGGGATCGAGAGGTCTTTATGGAGCTGGTAGCGAATCGAGGGAGAACGCGACATGGACTCGAGCGAGCCGATAGACAGGGCAATCTCCACTGCCCGATCCATTGAAGGCGTCTGCTGCGCGGCTTGAAACAGCTTCTCGTACACGGGGCCAGTTGCCACAGATTCAAGCAGGGACAGGGACTGGCCCTCAAAGGCTGCGACCGACAGGATTGAGCGCACATCAGACAGGCGCAGCTCGACTTCACGCTGAATGGCTGACAGGCGATCAAGGGTGACCGGCTCAGTAGACCTTCTTCTGCGGACAGACTGCTGTGTGATGCCCCGGAGCGCCGAAGCGGCCTCCGACTTCAGCGCGGACAGCGGCACCTGTGTGCCGTTGATCCGCTTCTGAACCAGCGTGCGGAGACCTTCCGCATTGTCTTCGAGGTCTGCTTCCGGGCCTTCGATGAAGTCTGAGATCAGGGAGACCAGCTTGCACAGCAGTCCGTGGATGTTGGACATCTCCTGCAGAACTGTGCCTCGATGCCGGGCCTTCATGTAGTTGAGGATGCCGGGCTCGCTCATCAGCAACTGGGCAGCGGCAGCTCGAGTCTGGTCCCAAGTCTGCCGACGCTCCTCATACCCTACGCGCGGAGCGTCCTCCCGCCTCTTGATCGAGAGGCGAGACGCTACAAGGTCGTCGCTAAGGGTAATCTTGGAAGACATCAGGTCACAGTCACCGTGATGGTATCGAATGTGACAGATACCTCAGGAGTGCGCGTAGCAGCAGTAAATGGTGAGCTGAAGGAAATCGTGCAAGAGCCGGCAGAGACTCCCTCAATGGTCAGGATTCCCTCGCTCAGGGACACAGTAGCCACATCCGTGTCGCTGCTTTCCACAGACACGAGGCCTGCAGCGTACTGCGTGGACGTTTCCGTGGTGTACGGCGTGGTTCTACCGCTGGAAAGAACTGCAGACACCGAGACGGTCGTAGACGCATCCGCAGCCACAGACACGGTACTGCTGCCCAGATCTACTCGAGCAACGTAGGGCCAGATCAAGTCTGTAAAACCCGCCGAGCTCGTATCAGGGACATGAACGGGAAACACCGTGTTGCCATAGGACTCGACTACCGCGTCGTAGATACAGTTGCGGAGCAAGTCGAACTCGAAGTACCCATCAGAGTCAGAGACCGCAATGACCTTTTCGTTGCCGGTAGCCATACCTCCGCTGATACGGATCTTGTCGAGGAGCATGAACTCAGCCGTGACTTCAGGCAGATATTGTCCAGCAGCCCCGATCACATAGCCACTGATACGACAGAGGTTTGTCTGGGTAGCTGGGGGGCGAGTATCAAGATTATCTCCCGACACCTCGAACTCAGAATCCTCCGTGACCTCAACGCTGAGTTTCTTCGCAAAACTAAAGCCCTGCTTGAAGAATCTGACCCAGTAAGTCGCCAGAGGAAGCTCAAAAGTCACTTCCCCAGAAGAGTCGGTATCTCCGCTGTCAATGAAGGTCGCGCCATCAGATGAGAACACGAAAACCGTGACTGCGGTGACGGGCGTAGCCTTCGTGGCATCGCTCGCGTCATAGGTGTAGAGCGTGACTGATGCCATCACGACCTCCGAGGCAGTTCGGTGAGCTCAAGCTCTTGTACCTCAAGGAGATCGTCCCCTTGTGCGGCAAGCTCAAAGATGTCGATCGTGGACTGGTCGGGAATGGTGACATTTCGCACCAAGGAAGTCCCAGAGATTGCGAGAAGTCCCGTAATACCTCGGACAACAGTAAAGGACACTGCCCCGGTAGCGTCTGATACCGCAGTCACATCTCCTGCAACGAATCCCACACCGGTGAGTCGCGAATCTTCCGTGTTTGGCGTAAACCGAACATAGACGCCCTGCTTGTAGTCTCCAGCTGCGTCAATGAACGTGCCGGTAAGTGTGCAGGTATTGCTTGACCCTACATCGGGCGCATCGGGGACATCGACCTCTGATGCCTCCGTTAGCGCAAAGATGGTGTCCGTTGACGAGTAATCGGTTCCCGAGACCGTGAACTCCCACAGCAAAGAGTACTCTCCCGCTGTCGCAGGGGTCCAAGCTGCCTCGTAGACTCCGGTGCTGGAATTGGTCGGGCTTGTGATCGTTTCTACGACCGCGGCATCTTTACTGATCGTCAGAGTCGGGGCTGAATCCGCATTGATCAAGTACGCGCTTCCGCCTTCGGTCGTGAACTGGATCGTAAGTATTGAGGTCGTTTCCTGACCTACTGCTTTGAACGCCATCAGGAGCTCCTGACCGAAAAGGCGAGGGTGCCGGCAGTCCCTTCAATGATCTTTGGCACTGAGGTAGAGGTGCCGCCCTCGGATGGGTTTTCTGTGATTACAGAGGTGGATGCAGCTTCGGTAGCCGACGCGGTTGCGGCATAGAACCGAGAGACTGTCGTTCCCTGGATCACATTACTGGAGTCTCTTGCGACATACTGTACGAAGTACCACCCGGCCGAAGCCGGGGTGTACGTGCCGGTATACACCTTTCGATCATCGGTGCTGAACGCCGACTTTTCGGTCAAAGTCACATCAGAAGACGAGTCATCTTCCGCAAAAACAACCGATGCGGTAACTGCAAGGCCCGTTGAGTCCGAGAAGAACGACAGCACAAACTCTTCGCCAGTGTGGGCTGAAGTAGAAGAGATCATGCAGAGACTCCTACGCCACCCAGACAAGATGCGGTACCGCCGTACACTCCGTTGACAACTCGGAGAGGGGCGAACTTCTGCCCGTCAAAGGCGGCACAAAAGGTTCTTTGGATGGAGTTCGAGACAAATATACCATGCAGGTGAAAGACATACTCTCCAACGTCGATGATCTTCCCAGGGATGCCCAGCAAGATCTGCGACTGCTGCTGCGGAGTGTGCTCGCCCTCCCACTGTTTTTGCGGGATGGGGTCTCCTGGAAGAAAGACCATATACGCGAAGCAGTCTTCTTCTGGAAGAAAATGAGTTGATATTTCCTTTCCAGTGGGGTCGTTTGACAGCTGGCTGGGGACTGCACTGAAGGAGTCCTCACCTGTGCGAACAAAACGAATAAGGCTCGCAACCACTGCAGCGGAGCGAGCCTCTCTTCTTTTTACGCAGCCGTCAAGAATCTGGCTGCTCATTTTTAGGGCTTCCCAGTCCAGACGCATCGTCTCCTACCTCTGCGGCCTTTGCCAAGGTGGCAGCTAGCTGTTCCGCAGCAGTCTTTACGTCGTTGAAGACAGATCCGCCACACTGCGCAATGATTGAGGGAATCATGTGCTTTGGGATATCCAGACCAACCGAGTAGTTAGCCAGCAGAATACCCAGTACGCTGATGATCTTCTCATACTGATGGCGAACCAGGGGAGGATACTCATTCCCGAGAAGGTCATAGAGCTGGCCAGTCTCGCTGTTGTAGATGGCTCGCTCTCCCGCAGGATCGGCTACTACGGCTGAAACTGCTGCCTTGAGGGAGGTACGAGCAGATTTTCCACCGCCTACAAACTTCCATACACGCTTTGCCATTTTCTAGGTGCTCCGTTACAATTTGTGCAGAAGTAGGTGCCTTCCCCAGCACAGTAGCACCCAGCCTAGCCCTCGGCAAACAAAAAGCCCCCTCCGGCATCCGCCGGAGGGGGCTACTACTATGCAACTAGATCAGAACGAGCCGAACTGACCAAGCGGAGCGACCGCGTTGCGCAGGGTGAGGTTGCGGGTAGCGTAGAAGAACGCACGCGTCGAGGAGGGGTCCGAGTCAGCGCACTGGAAGTCGAACTGAACGACACCGTTGTGGCCAGCAGGAACCTTGAGGAAGATCTCAAAGACGCCAGTGGAGACCCGCTTCATCAGGTGCCAGCCGTCGAAGAGGCCGCTGCTGCCGGAAGCCGTAGCTGTGGCAAGGGCGGTGGAGCCGGAGTCCTCGTAGACGCGGTTGTTGCCGCTGGCGGTGATCTCCGACCCATTCTCGTACACCTTGACAGCGACATGACCGTTGCCGGAGGTGCCGCCAGTCTCAGTATCGGGCTCCTCAAGCTGGCCGGTGACACCGTCGCGCACCTGAACGGCAATGCGGACGTAGGTGTCCGTGCTGCCAGCGTAGATGAGCTCGGGAGCCGAGGGGATGAGGCGGGCATTCACGCCAGTCTGCAGGGCATCAACCTTGGCAGCCATTGCAGCGATCTTACCGAAGACGGTGGCATCGCTGGACACGTCAGCGTTGTCACCAAGCTCGCTGATCAGGGTACCAAGGTCAGAATCCAGGGCGGACAGACCGTGGGTGCCGTGGGTCAGGTTGTCGGCAAGGGCCTTGACTGCGGCAATGTCTGCAGACACGGACGCTCCGGCAGGAGCACCGAGGCGATCGTAGTTGTCAGTCACGGCAGTCTTGATGGCACCGAGGCCGTCGGTGCCGTTGTCCAGATCATTCTGAACTCCAGCAACTGCTGACTTGATGGCAGCGAGGCCGTTGGTACCATCTTCGAGGTAGCTGTTGGTCTCGTCGATTACGCCCTTAGCCGTGGACAGGTCGTCGCCAAGCTTCCGAACCTTTGCGTGCAGCGAGCCAGAGCTGTAGTTGGTGGCAGCCAGATCACTGGCAGCGCCCACGGCGGTGACAATGGCATCTACCTCGGTATCAACCTTGGCGTACACATCGGCAACATCGGCACCCAGCTTACGGACCATTGCCATCAGCTTCTTGTCGGTGCCGTAGTCAGCGGCAGCGCTGTCGCCGAGCGCGCCAAGCATGCCCTCAATGTCATCCACGTTGCCGCTGATGGTATTGAGCTTGCCGTCCATGGTGGACAGGGTGCTATCAATAGCGCCAGTATCGGTCACGATACGGTTGTGGATCTCGGCAAGAGCAGCAGAGACGGTAGCGGGGGAGGTGATTCCCGTGTAGCTAGCGGCGCTGATGTCACCAATTTCTGTCTGCATGTTGCCAAGAGCTGTATCGATGTCGTCCGTCTCAGCTGCGACCTGCTTGATGGCAGCGAAGAGGGATCCGCTCAGAGATGCAGCATCGGCGTTGGTGCCGATCTTGGTCTTGTTGCTGCCCGCATCGGTGGCAGCGGCCTGAGCCTCGTCAAAGACGATCTTGAGGGCAGCAGCAACGCTTGCCGGGCTACCTGCGATACCAGCTGCACTGACATCGCCGATCTCGGTCTGGACTTCCTGAATCTCTGCGTACAGGTTGGTGCTGTCGTTGAACAGGCCTCCGGCACCAGTTGCACCCATTGCGCTCAGGGCATCACCAATGTGGTCCTGGGGGGCGTAGGCCCAGGCCTGAACACGGACAACCTCTTGCCCTGCTGAAACCGTGGCGTAGTACATCTTGCCGGCGGTCATGTTGCCGGCGGCAACCTTGAGGGCGTACAGGCCGCCAGCAAGCTCTACGGTGCTGGAGGTGACGGTGCTATGGGCGCTGCCGGAGGTAGCGTCGTTTACCTCATAGACATTGGCCGTCAGAGTCAGGCCGGTAGAGGAGAACTGAAGCGGGAAGTAGGCATCTTTCCCGGAGGGAATAACGCGCTCGAACATCATGGAAGCCATGGTAGAAACCTCGGAGTGTCAGTGAGAGGCGCTGTATCTACGCGGCGCTTAGACTTTTCTGATTTGATTTTTCAGAGTCTGGTATGTGTTGAAGAACCGGCACTCAGGCGTACTGGGCCAGGTTGACTCCATGCTGTCCAGATCGGAATCTGAGATCTCGAATACCCAGGATACTCTACGTCCTGATCGCTTTACGGATGCAATCCGGTATCCGTTTGCCACCAGGTATGCGGCAAAGCTCATGTCTTGTGTTTCGTACATTACGTCAAGGCCGCGGACAGCAGGGGCAGGAACTCGGCAGCAAAGGCCTCGGAGTGCAGTCTTCCCAATTCTATCGTACGGCGTTGGAGTTGTCGAGTGCCGGTCCTGCCCTCAAGCACTACCAGTAGCAGCTCTTTTTCTCGCAAAAGACGGGCTTCTTCTTTGCGCAAGAGGGCATCGACCTGCGCTCCCAAAGACGCGACCATAGAGGCATACGGGCCTGCTGCTTCAGCCATCAGAACGCATCCATGTAGTCTTTGTACTTTTTGGCAATCCGGTTTTTGACCTGAGAAACCTTCGACGGGCTCCAGCCAAGATTCTTTGCGATCTGACCCATGTTCTCGGTCTTTGGCTTCCCATTCTTGCCAAACAGATATTCGAAGACTGCCTGCTCCTCCAGGGTCAGGTCATAGGGCAGCATTTCGACGATTTCTCGGTGAACTGAGGAAGTCTCCTCAAATGGATTCACATCGAATCCGCCCTCACCGAGTGTAGGAATCGCAAAGATGTCGGGGCGCACCTCTTTTGCGAGCCGCTCGACCTTCTTGACGCTGATCTTCATTCGATCTGCGATCTCAATGGAGGTCGGATCTCTATTGAGCTCTTCGCGCAGGATGTCTTTGGTGCGCTGATACTCGCCGATCTTGTTCGCCTGAGACTCCACGATTCTTGTGAAGTTCTGGTGCTTCTTCACATACCGGTTCAGGCCACGGAGGTTGTTCGTGACATGAGTGGAAATCACCGCGCCCTTGGCGGGGTCGTACTTGCGCAGAGCCTTCACAGTCAGTGACCGCGCCTCTGCCTCGACCGTGGGGCGGTACATGCGCGGAGGCGTATGTCGGTTGACCTGAGACGTGATGACCGGATTGAGCGCAGTCAAGAGGGGCTGCAGCTTCTCAGGGTCCTCATTGGAAGTCTTCCACTGGCGCCACAGATCGATCTCCTTGGCCGCCTTGCCCGTGTACGGGCGAAACTTGCCAGTCTTGTAGTCCTTGGTCCCCCAGGTTTTCGGAAACTGGTAGGGGTCCTTGGCTGCAATTTTGAGGAGTCGATCCTTGACGGCCATGGCTACTTCTTCTGCGCGCGGTCCACGAGCTTGCCAGCCTCTCGAGCAGACATGCCCAGTCGGACATTGCGGCCGTAGTGCTCTTTGTTCGTGTAGAGGCTGCTGAGCTGCTTGTATGCACGCTCACCAAGAACATCCCGACTCTTGAACAGTTCATCGAGGAGCTGATTCGTGTGTCGAACATTGAGTTTTTCGGCACCCTCAGAGAGCTGGCCATCTACACTGCGCTGAAAGAGCTCGGACATCACATTCCCTCGTTTTTGCGGAATCTGCTCATAAACCCGGTCTGCTTGAGCAGCTGCTTTTGCTGGTACTCACGCTGACGGCGTGCCACCTTACCCTCCCGGGCATCTTGCAGCAGGTCTTTACCGAGAGCACCAGCAGCAAGTCCGCCAGCCCCGATAAGCACTCCTTGCCCACGAGTAAGGGCAGCAATCTTGTGCATTTCGTCAAAGCAGGCAGCAAGCATCGCCGAGTGGATCATATCAACCTCGTTTTCCGATTCCGGAGGCTCCGGACAGAGCGACGGAACCCTGGATTCGCCTCTTGTATAACTCTACACGATCGGCTCGTTCAAGTCTCGGATCCATCCTATCACCTTCTCCGCCATTCAGGTTGAATGTGGGAGTTCCAGATGAAGTGAGGCTACTGGACAGATCTATGTCTTTTAGATCAAGGTACTCGAGCTTTCCACCATACTCCGCAGACGAAGAGAAACATACGGCATTCGAGTGGTATCCACCGTAGTATTTTGGAGCGTCCCCGACAGGGGCCGGAGCAGCAGAGAATGACCTAGTCGTAGTGTCGTAGAAATAGGATTTCGAAGCCAAAACCTCGAGCTGATTTGCGATCGGCCTTCGAGTGAAGTCGTAGATGTAAGACAGCGTATCCTCAGTGATGCCGCCAGTTACTTGCGCTGCAGATTTCTTGGCGTATCGCAAAGCCACGACATCTACTGCCTCTTCGACGCTTCGCACGGAATATCTCGTATTGGTCACGAGGTCTGTGATCGCCGCCGTCCCAAAAAACGGACCATAAATCTTCCCGGTAATGTTGTTTGCGCTGTAATCATCGGAGATCCAGATCGGCCGAATTGCCTCCTCTACCGGAAGCAGGGCCGATCTTCTTGATCTCTCTGAAATTACACCAACAAACCGATCTCCCGGAAGAACAGCTGGGATGACCAGGTCGTTGCCCACCATGTAGCCTACAAGGTCCATATAGTCGGCGAACTCAAACTCCATGCCCGGCTCGGGAAAGTACTTCTTGATCTGAATCTCAACATCGCCTACATCACCAAGAAGCGTAAAGAAGGCAGGACTCCTAAAGTCTTTTACGATGATCAAGACTTCTGAATTTCCGTTTTCCCACGTACCCGATGTGACGGTGCCACCCTGATATTCGACCTCTGGCAGGGTCAGCTCTTTCCGCGCTTCTTGGTCAACTGCTCGATCACCCAAGTCTCCTGTAAGTACCGATGCAGAGAGCGAGGGCTGAGGATCGGATGTAACTGTGAGCCCGTAAATCAGATCTGAGAATGACTGAAAGCCCAAGGTAGCCGCCACGGCGTACCAAAAAAAGGCTTGATCTCCCGTCGCAGTACTGGCGATGTTTGAAGTAATTCCTCCGCCAATAGACAGGTCAGCATTTCCAGAGGCTTCTACTCTGGTAATAACTGCATCTTGAATTGTCAGGGTGCCGTCACTGCCAATCAGCTCAGAAAATATATCATCCGACTGGTCTCCAGTACGGTGTGAGCGCACCTGAGACAGACGCACCTGAGTCTGTGCTCCGCCCTGACTGATTGAGTGAGTGACAGACTGAACCATGCCTAGCTTGAATGATCTCGGAGAAGATGTAGGAGACGAAAGCGCATCCTCCATCGCAATCTCTGAAGATGTCATTGTCGAGTCGATGACCAGAGCGGGGAACCCGGGAATGATGTGGGGGCTGATGCTCAGGCTTAGGGATGCGGATCTAGCTGCGTATCGACTCGTAAGAAGACGAAAATGCGCAACCTTTGAGGCATAGGTACCGAAAGTTTCTCTATCTTCGACTGTAGATGCGTCGGTAACAGGATTCTTGAGGCCGAAGTAGATGGCGTCAGTCATGCGCTCGAACTTCGGGACGATGCCACTGAATTTCTCGTGGTCGAAGATCAGATTGGATGTGGCCCGCTCCCCCAGTGCGGAAGCAAGGCTGGCCCCAGTCAGCTCCGGCGCAAAGAAGTACCGGTTCAGGATCGCGCTATCTGATGTCGCAAACTCGAATCCCACATCGAGTTGAAGACGGGAAGCTTCCCGGATCAATTCTCGGCTTGTAGAAAACGACTGGATCATGTCAGGGAAGATGACATTGCTCTTTGGCGGCGGACAAAACCACACGTCTGGACGAACGATGTGCGTGTAGAGGGCTTCCCGACTCCCAGATACGCCTGTGCCTATGATCTCTGAGGCCTTGGTGGTTGTGACGTTGTTCTTTCCGACACCAAAGTCTTTAATTTGGACATGCACCGGGTCCCACCCTAGCCCCATGACTTCGACAAGCAGCGGGCACGTCGTGCCCCCAAAGAGCTTTTCTTTCCCCGCCCCGAGGTATGCGAGGTTGTGGGCTGCAGCCAACGTCTCTGCTTGTTGGTAGAAAAGGACATAGTCCTTGGCAATTTGAATGTCCAAGTCGAAGCGAGTCAGGCCGCCCGGGTACTTGTCGCCAGTCAGATGAAAGCGGACTTGGGTTTCAAAAGCTGCGAGATTGAGGGTAGAAGGATCTACGCGCGTAGTTGTCGCCAACGTGAAAAGGGCTCGGCGCAGGTTTTTGTACCAAGTACCGGTGGTGGTCGCGTCCTTAATGGGCGTGCCTGGCTTATGAAACTCATAGGGTAGGCCTACGCCCCACTTGGAGGGGTTTCCCTTTGACTCTGTGTCGTCCTTGTAGGAAAACACGAAGTCCATCGCAAGCCCCCACTCATGGGCGATTGCCTTGTCATCGGTGCCGGGCTCTCTAAACGCGCTCGACAGATGGACAGTCGCCGGAGAGCTCAGACCCGTTGCTGCAAATGAGTTGAGGGCCGTGAGGAACGGAATGAGCTGCTCATGGAACTCCGCTTGAATGAAGAACTCTACTTTATCGCTGATCAAGAACTCATCGTATTGAGCCCGTTGTTCCTCTGTAAGCTCCCCAATGAGCTGCTTTAGTGACGAAAACTTCGGGATGTCCCGATTCGGCTTACCGGGGCTGTCTGTGCTGTTGCCGGGGAGGTATCGGGCGCAGGGATTCGGCACCATCTCGTAGAACACATATTCAAACACGATCGAGGTGAGTTGGCGGAAGCTCATGACCTGGCCTCTGTCAGCCAGCCTCTTTGTCAGCCACTCTGAAAACTGCTTGACCTGAAACACCTGTGAAGCGGTCTCTCCAGAGTCCCCAACAACCGATTCCAAAAAGCGGACTCGGCGCTCCTGAACAGACACAAACTGATTCAACCCGTATGAGAGCCCTTGAACCCCGCACAGAATCTCAAGTACCGCAAGCAGTCCTCCCAGAAGGGTCTGCTTACCTGAGTGCTGTGGCATAGATGGGCTTTTGGTAAGAGCTCTGCGGATTACCTCTTCTGGGTTGTTGGTGATGTTGTCAAACAGCAGGTTCTGCGCGCCTAAGAAAATAGATGTATCTCGGACAATGGTGTTGCTTTCAGTGTCCTGGCCCCCGATTCGTGCCTGGTAGAGGTAGTTCGTATCGAGGACATTTGAGAAGTCGAGGCATGTCAAAGTGGCGCTTCTGGAGCCCATTCCTGCCTTGTTGCTCGATACCCCGAACAGCTCTCCGCAAAACAGCAGCTTGTAGTGGGTGTCCAGTGGGGCCTCTCTCCCACTTCTCCGGAATGCCATGTGGTCCAAGTAGAACAAGTGGACCACTGTGCGCGGGAGAAGTAGGTCCAGAGAGTCATCCGGCACGATCTCAATGGTTGCTGATGCAGGAGATCCGATCGTCGCCGTCACCGATGCTCCGATCACGGGTACTTGGATCCCCTCAAGAAACAGCCTGAGATCAAGATAGAAGCCCTGGTTCACAAGATCACCGACATGATTGTTTCAGCAGTACTTGGCTGAATGACTCCAGTTTCTCCGCGGATAACTGCACCACGCGCATCTTGCACCAGCCGTCGCTGCTCTGCTGTGCGCTGAGCCTCTGCGATACTTGACTGCATCGCGGCGGTCTGGGCCTTGCTGAGGTTGCCGGTATTCGGGTTTGTGATGCTCTCTTGAAGCTCTCGACGGTTGTTGACAATGCTGTTTCCGATAGCGAGCGTTGCGATTGCATACGCCCCGCGGCCAACAAGCCGGAGTGCATCAGAGATAATGGCCTGAGTACGCAAAGTTTGCTGGTACGCAACTGCCTGCGTCTCGAGGGCACTCCGGGAAGTACCAGGGACCGACCCAGGAAACGGTGCAACCTTGATTCCGAAGGCAGCAAACGCTGCTACTGCTTGTGTGGAGTACAACAGCCGCTCGGGCACATCTCTGTAGAATCTTGCCGTTGCCTCTGCCTCAGCTGCGTCCGTTACAAATGTGCCATCAACCGGGTAGTTGACATACTCGTCGAAGTTCTGGAAATAATACCGAGAAGTCTCTCTCTGAAACTTGAGCAGCGCGTCCGTAAGCAGCTCCCCATCGGTGTTGGTGCGCAATACGACCGTTTTCACCGCGCTCGGAGTATCTGAGAATGCGAGGGTTGGGGCGCCGAAGAAGTTCGTAAGCGTCTTGTTTCCAAGAGCATCTACATCAGATCCTTCTGCAAATAGCGAGTTTCTCGGAGGCCCACCGGATCCCACAAAGCTCAATGGAACGACCATGTTGCGGCCGTACAGGAAGTTTCGGGCCTTCCTGATCACATTGTCGAGAGCTGCGTCAATTGAGTTCAGGGCTCCCATGAGCTTGCCGAGGGTACCGGGCTCTGACCCCAGAGGAGACAACTTGATGTTTGTCCTCCGTACCGCGGCGGTCGTGCTCTCGTCCAAACGCAGCTGATCGTCTGGGCTGGCAAGCGCACCTACTCCGAGAAGATCTCCAGAAGCATTCGGATCTCGACGCGGAGCCTCCGGATTGAGCTCTCCCCGAGAAACGCTTTCGACAAACATCGAGAAGTTGAGCTGGATGACATACGGATCTTGGCTTGAAGCGATGGTTGTGCAGTTGGTGATGTACCCGGAAACAATAGTCTCGTCCCTACCGCTGCCATAGCGCAGCTGGGCTTTTGTATTTGAGCTGGTAAGCGATGTTCCTCGAAGACGACCTTCGTAGTTCATCCACCACTCTTTGTGCCACTCGAAGTCCGCCGTGTTGGGGAGGATGGCGGTGCAGTTGATCAACCTCGGCTGCTCTCCGAAGAAGAAGCCGTAGGTCGCCCCGAATGTAGTGATGAACTGCGACTTCTCGTTTCGCGTCTCCGTGATGTTCTGCAGCAAAAAGTTGTGCGTGTAGTAGGTCGTCTGGGCAGGAGGGGCACTCGTATTGTAAAGAGCCCGCCCTTCTGGCTTGGAAGAGCCTCCAGCGCCTACGATCGTAATAGAAGCATGAGTGTCTGTCGGGACAACGATGCCTCGCATCGGGCGGCGGATGAACTGCTCCTCGTTCATAGATCCAATACTCGTGGATACCGAGTCGGACTGCCCGTTTCCTCTCAAGACCAGATCGGCAGTGAGCAGTGTTTGGAAGACAGCGGGATCGGACATCAGCGCACCACCGGAACTCGAGTACGAATCAGGCTACTGACCAGATCGTAATCCATGAGGGACTCGTACTCTCGCCCAAGTACGATCTCGCCAATCATCCGATCTACAGCCTGCTGCGCAATATCGTCGATGACTGGGTACTCCGTGATCCGCACTTCGCGGGTAAGCCCGTCCTCGTCAACGTACTGGAAGATCTCTTCCTTACGCTCATCAGAGATGCGTTCTACGATTTGCGAGCTCATCAGCCATCCTCTTTCTTTTCTGGGTCAGGAATAAACCCGGCCACATACGAGATGCCCGTCTTGTTGAGCGTCTCTGCAGTGAGCTGCACCTGCTCAGAGGTTTTTCGGACATTTTGATCTGTTTGATTTAGCAAATTGGCCATTATCTGCTGCTCGGTCTGTCCTCCGTCAAGCAAAGAGCGCTTGTCCGTGTCGAGCCCGAGGTCGGCTGCCTTGAGCGCACCAATTGCTGAGCCAAGCTTTTTAGCATCAACCTTAATGCTGCTGCCGGCAATGCTGCCGCCCTGCTCCTTGACAAGCTTTCGGACTTGGTCCTGGCTTAGGCCCATATCCGTCAACTCGGACATCGTCAGCCCGTCGCGGGCCGCTCGACTAACCGCGGTAGCAGCCTCTACCCCAAATCCCAGCATCTGGGACTCAACATCATCCGCGCCGGTTGCCACAAACCCTTCTTGTGCGAGCTTTTGAATGCTGCGCTGCAGGGCAGAGAAGTTGGTCTCTGCCTTCCCGGAGTCAAACTGCCGCTCAAGCCCACTCTCCCTAAGGGCGGCCATACCCAGGCTCGACAACTGCTCATCCACTCGCCGCTGGGCTTCCTTGTTGACTAGATTTGAGGCAGCAGTTCCAATCTTCTTAAGGAGGCCTGCATCTACTCCTGATGTTCGTCGTTCGGACGCATTCCTGCCCGTCTTGTGCTGCATGAGAACTTCGAGATCTCTTACATCCTGAGCAGAGATTTTGAGCCCGAATCTCTTGTTCAGTTTCTTTGCAGCGGCGTCTGGGTCGTTTCCTGCGATGATGTGATCAATCTCTTTTTGGCTTTTTTCATACTTCTGCAAGAGAGCGGAGCTTTCTCCTCCCTGCTCAATTCGATCGAATGCTTCCTCGAGGTTGCTATCAACCGCAAATCGTGCCGCAGAAAATAGGGCACCGCTTACCCCACCGAATGCGACATTTTGACCTACTGACCCTATTTTCTCTATAGAGCCAAAAGCAGCGAAAGGAGAGCTAAAGTCCATCGTGAAGTCAGTCGCGCCTCTCGTACCAAACAGTCTGGAGAGATCTTGTTGGTCGGAACGGGTAGAATCTACCGAAAGCCCGGCATCTTTCTTGTTTTTGAAGTATTCGGCAAGAAGCTGTTCGGTCCGCTCACGATCTTCCGGGGCAGCTGATTTCAGGGCAATAGCGGCTGCCCGCTCTTCGTCGATACCGATATTTGTTGCGCTGGCTGCGCCGAGGGGGCTCACAATAGAAAGTGCAGATTTTGCAGCGACATGCTTGAGCCTGCTGCTCGGATCTGCTTGAAACATTATCTGCCTCAGGGCCCCAGAAATATCTGCGTCTGCAGCAGACTTACCAGAGCCTGCCGCAAAAACTGCGTTTGCTGCCGATGTACCGCGCACGCGAGACACCATGTCATCGGAGACAGATGGAAGAGCCTGCCCAATCATCCCTCGCCGAGCAGCTTCCCCAATACCCATGGTCCTGCCAGAGCCGGCGCGACCCATCATGGCAGACATGACAGCCTCATCAAGCGCCTCTTGAGTGGTCCCGATTGTCACGCGAGTACTTCCTTTCCCCAGCATAAACCTCTCGACATCTTGGCTGCTCTCTATGACCCCTCGGTAGTACGAAGAAGCGGCGTCTGTGAGGGGATTGAAGGCATCGGAGATGGTTCCCCCAATACGCTGCGCGGCTCCTGACAGGGTCGCGTTTTCCCGAAGTTCTGCTGCCCTCTGGCTTGCCAAGATCTCTTGTTTTAGCGCCGACAATCTTTGTCCACGGCCGCTCTTTAGTTCTTGCAGCTTACGAACTGCACGACGATCCATGTTGAACTGGGTCTCAGCAACCAGCTGGAAGAGGTCTTGATCTTCTCCGGCACCCTCTCCAAACATCTCTTCGGTGATCGATCGAACCATACCAAACAGAGCTTCCTGTCCCTGATCTGACTCGAGCATAGACTCCATGATGTCTTGGCGACGGGCCGTAAAGGATGCCTGGCCAATTCGGGAGCCACGCTTCCCTCCCCCGATGTCCATCAGCTCGTTTCTAGACAGGTTGCCTTGCGCCATACGGCGCAGGATTCCTGCATCGATCTCTCCTGTGAACCTCCCAGACTTATCCGTTGCTCCTGCAGCGAGGAGCATTCCAGTTCCCAGTGCTCCTGACAATCCTCCCATCGTGCCAGCAAGAGTCTGTTGGGCCATCATCTGCGCAGCCTCAAGCGGGGTTGATGCCCCCGTCATGTCCATCATCTCTTCTGCGCTCATCTGACCAGTGCGGATGGCGTTCATAAACTCGGCGGTCTTTGCGGTGATCATCCCTGCACCGGCACGACCGGACATCTGAGCTCCGCGGGTCATCCCTGCGCCAGTTCTCTGCATCTGCGCAAACTGCTGAGAGCTCATGCCAAAGCCGCGCATTAGAGTCATGTTGGCGGTGTTGCCCATGACGTCCTGTGCGGAGTAAAAACCGGACCCCTTCATATCTTTGAAGATCTGCCCGGCTTCCTCCATTGAGGTGCCCAGAGAGCGAGCCATCTGGTGCATGGTCTTACCGAGCTCGGTCACCTTCTTTGCCAGCTTCTCGGCGTCCTGCACTCCCTGGTGCATCCCCATTTCGGTGAATCGCTCTGTCGCGCGAAGCGCGTCGGACATCGAAACAAACGGGTTGTTCGCGTCGATAGCTCGCACACCACGCTGCAGCGTCATCAGATCGTTTTGGCTGAATCCTCGGCCAGTTGTTGGGTCTCCCGAAGCGTTGACAAACTGCATGTTGCCAAACATGTTTCCGACGGCATTCGCGTTTTGCACTCCCGTATTTGCAATACTCAGTCCAGCGCCTGCGGCCATAAGCCCAAGACCGATCGGCCCGCCGGCTAGGGCCATTGGGCTGGCCATGCCGAGAGAAGCTCCTGTACCTAAGGCGGTTGCTCCGGTAAGGACTCCCAAAGAGGTGGCTCCGCCGGCCCCAGCCGCACCACCACCAATTGCGGCAATACTAGGAAAAAACCCGGCGGCAATGCCCGCTCCAGAAGCAAGCATTCCCGCTGCACCCGACATTCCCGTCGCAAGGCCAAGACCGCCCGTTATCAACCGATTGCCAGCGTACGCCCCACCAGTAGCCTGGGCGTGGCCAGTCGGAGCGTAGCTGAAGGTGGGTGGGTAGTGCGATGAGCCCATATTGGGCTGCATCGGCATCATTCCGGGCTGCGGATACATCAAATATCACCTGTTTGGCGGCATAATACCACTAACGGCACAAGGAGGTATCATGCTGTTTTTGTTCACTGTGGGCACCGTTGTGGTTGCAGGATTGTCGGAGGCTAAAAAGGCCTGGGACGATGAGGCCAAGGAGCTTGAAGAGACTGCCGATCTTCGTGATCGGATCTTTCACCGAGGTGGCTGGGACGAGGTCGAGAATCCTGATTGTACATTTCTCGGACTTCAGCCACTGACCCTCTACAAGCTTCGCCATGGGTTCATGACTTTGTACGAGGTCCAGAAGCACGGAAAGCCCGAAGGCGCAGAAGAGATCACGCTGCTACTGACTGCGGATGAGATTCTGATTCTGCAGCAGCACGGCTTCGACAGCGAAGCTGGTCTCTTCGTTTTGGGCTCTGCGTACAAGATGGACGCAGAGAGGAGGGAGCACGCCGCTTGACGGCGTGCTCCCTTCGGGGAACCTCACGTTAGCCTGCACGGACCCATTGGATCGGGCTTGAGGTTCTCAGAGAACTTCCCAGTTTCTTTAGCCACAATAAATGACTTGATGATCGCGCGCTCGAACTTCGCCAGCGGCTCCGCACCCTGGCCGCGGAACCACTTCTCGAAGGCATCAATCTGGGCATCCGCGCGAGCCAAAATTTCCTTTCTTTCGGTCATAACAACTCCGGAGGACAACATGGAATACCTGACACTCTATAGCACTGCCCGTACTGGAGCAGTGCGCGTTTGGGAAATCGCTGTCGATGAGGACCGGGTAATCACCCGCTTCGGGCAGCTCGATGGAAAGATGCAGGAAGTCGTGGACTACGGCACTGCGAAGAATGTCGGGCGGAGCAATGAGATCTCCGCCGAAGAAGATGCAGAAAACATGGCGCGTCGCATGGCGCGTCAGAAGATGTTGAAGGGCTACCGAAAGACCCTGGTTCAAGAATCTGACGGCTTCAATCCGTTCACGGAGGAGGGGCTGCCCAGTGAGCTGTCCTTCTACAAGCCACAGAACTCCATGAGCAAGAAGATGGAGAAGCTGGTTGAAGCGGAAGAGGCGTGGGCGCTCCGTAAGTACGATGGCGAAATGATGGTCATCGTGAAAGATCTGGACGGAATCGTAGACATCTACAGCCGGCGCATGCTCAGACATCACCACAATGAGGAGGACACCGCTTGGCGAGTTCGATTCAACCACCTTGTGTGTGAGATCGAAAACAATGAGCGCATCCCTTCGGGGACTGTTCTTCTCGGCGAGATGGTTGCCTCTCCTCAGGAAGACAGCCGCTGGTATGTCGCGAAGGTCTTGAAGAGCCTGACTGACCGGGCAATAGATCTGCAGGAGGAGCACGGGCGTCTGCACTTCATCTGCTGGGATGTGGCCTGGTCAGGCGGAGAGCAGTTGATCGGCAAAGAATCTGTCGGTGTCCGATTGGATTACTGCAGGCTGTACGCAGGAACCTATCTCCGAGCCCCAGAGATGTTCTTCACCGGACATCCCTTCGACAGCGTCGACGCTCTCCGAGATCTTGCAGCTCGCAAGGGATGGGAAGGCTTCGTTGTGATCGATCCAGAGGCTACCTACGGAGACAAGGCGTTCAATCTGCGCGGCAAGCCTGACCGTCCCGCGGGTGCCTGTAAGTTGAAGCCGTGCTTCGAGGACGACTTCATCGCCTACTTCGATCCTGAAGATGGGCACGGCAAGTACGGCCGCGGCAAGTACACGGGAAAGCTCGGTGCGGTCAGCCTGTACCAGCACACCTCACTCGGCGGGCTCCAGTACATCTGCGAATGCGGCAACGGGTTCACGAAGGAGTTCATCGAGAACAACTCTGACCCCTCGGACTGGCCGAAGGTGATCGAAGTCAAGTACGAAAGCCGGACGTACAAGGATGCCGATGGGCACGGTACGAACGCACTTCAGTTTCCGCGATTTGTCCGCGTTCGCGAGGACAAGGACCCGGACGAGTGCATCAACCCGGAGCTGTGAGTAAGGGGGCCTTTCGGGGCCCCCTTCTTTTAGCCCCCAAAGATGAAAGCTTCCTTCGGGTGCCCCGCTTCTTCCTTCGCGGCCTCTGCGGCCTTGAACTCGATCTCCCGGAGTTCGGCCTGCTGTGCGCGCTCTTCTTCGGCCTGGGCACGGATGGTATCGATCTCCTGTGACCGGGCGTCGATTGCCTCATCTGTGAGGACATCGCCGTCCACCAGCAGGGAGCGGATGGACGCAAGCGTGGTGTCGTGTGACTCCACCGCCTGTCCTATCACGGCGTCGTTGTCGAACAGACGACGGACTTCCATGATGAGAAGATCAATCCCTTCAGACTGAATCTTCTCCATCGTAGCGATTCTTTGCTCGAGCTCTTCTACTCTGGCTTCGAGTCTTTCAGTACGGGTCATCAGTCAATTTCCTCGCTAAGAATGGTACGGACTTCCTTCTCCATCTCGGCAACGCCGTCCTCCAGTTCCTCTACAATCTCCTCGATGAGATCGGTCGAAACTGGTGCGCCTTCGCACGAGATCTGGGCCAAAGGCTCAGGAACCCCATCACGAGGCAAGAACCGCGTGCGGAGAATCTGAGCAAGGGTAGACTGCACTGCAGCCCGCCCCTTCAGCTCCTTCACCTCTGTAATCACGGACCCCACAGTCTTCGATGCTGCTGGCATGAAAAAACTCCTTTTTTCTGCCATAACACTATCGTGAAGAAACTGAGAAGTCTCCGGAGAAATCGAGGAAGTACTCACCGCACCCAGGGCGTACTGGACTGTCCGGGAAAGCTGGGTGTGCTTCTTTTGTTAAGTAATGCCTACCGACGTTTCCGCATGGCTGACAGGGACAGTCTAATGCTGTCCTTAATGTCTTCGGGTGAAAAGCCGGCACCGAGACCGGCAATCCCGAGAGTCCTTCCTTTCCTACCCTTGAGATTAGGTCTATTCTTCACCGCCCCCTTGATCCCGCTAATAGTTAGTTTACTGCCAAAACCAGGTGTACTCTTCGGCGCTGCTGCGCCCTTCACCCACTTCTGGTTGTCCTTGTCCTTGGTCTTCTTCGGGCTCCACTTGGCCTTGTCGGCCCAGTAGGCTGCGGACATCTTGCCTCGTGCGATGTTCTTTCGGTGACGGGACTTGAAGGCTTCGCGCTGACCGGCAGTCTGGTTCGTCTTGACGCCCTGCTGCCCGAAGCGGATGGTCTTCACCCGATCCCCCTCTTTAGCCACCACAATGTGCGACTTCGTGGGGTGTCCGGGGGTGCGCTTCACCTGGTTGTATCCAGAGACCCCTGCTCGAGCGAGGCGAGGATCTTTGGACTGGGCGGCTTCTTTTTCCATCAAGAACTGCCGAAGAGCTTTGTAGTTCATTTCTTCGCCTTCAAGCTGGTGCCCTTGGCAAGCCCGTGGGAGCTGTACTGCTGGCCCTTGCGCGTTGCCTCTGACTTCTTTCGAGACGCGGCAGCAAGGCTCTTGCGTCCAGATTCGGTTTTCTTGAGTCTATCAGCCTTTCTTTCTGGGAGGTAGACCCCTTTACCCCCCGGACCTGGCTTGTCTCCACCCGACCAGTTCCACTTTTGCTTGGTCCACTTCTTCAGCGAGTTGTTCTTCGAAGTGGGCTTGGCGCCGGAGTAGCCGCCGCCCTTCTTCTTGTAGATCTGAGTCGCCAGCTGCATTGCGCGAGCAGAGTGCTTGCCGCCCATCTTGTTCTTGGCTTCGCGCTTCGCGGCTTCCCACTTGACTGGGTCGGTCTTGGTGGCGGTCGCAGCAGCCTCTTTGCCAATTCCATAATGGGAAGGAGGATGTACGGACCACTGTCGATAGTCGGGCATAGAGCGACCGCTTTCCAGTTTGACTGTAGGCAGGGCCTTCATGGTCTTCAGGGTCTCTCTTCGATACTTTCTTTTTTGCTGACTTGTCAGGCCCTTATTGTGGGAAAGGAACTCTTGGTTCTTCTTTCTGCCGGTGTCGAAGATGTCGTTGAACGCCGCAGACTCTTTGATCAAGTCTCCATCGGGGTGCTTGCGAACCTTGCCGGAGGCGATCAACGACTTGATTGCGGACTGCAAATCGTCTTCCTTGACTCGCTTTTTGAGTGCGCCCATCCCTGCTGCGCCACCCTCAACACTGAGCGCCTTCAGGACTTGCGACTCGGTGGAGGCTGCCTGCTTTCGCATGCGGAGCTTCTTCTTGATGATGCCGGCTTGGATCTTGTCTGGAAGCTGAGACTGCTTGCCCTTGAGCGCAGGGTGCTTGTCCATGGACTTTGAGAAGGTTGCCGCAGATTCTTTGTCCATGAGCTCGTCCACGGGGCGGAAGAGGTAATCTTCTGCCATATCTCGTGAAAGCTGTTTCATTAGGGCGGGGTTTGCGAGTCTTCGCTTCTGGGCTGCCAAAGCCCTTTGATGCATCTGCTCGCCCCGCTCTCCACGCAGATCTTTATTCACCTTGTGCCCAGTAATGGCCCCCAGAAGTGCTCCAGCAGATCCAGTGACTGCCGGTGCATACCGCATCTTAGGGATGTACGACAGGGGGTACCCGAGACCGACCCCAAGAAGCCCTCCTCCAAGGATTCCAAGAGGCACCATACTGGGTGCGTGCTTTGGGTGCGTAGGATCTTTCAGTAGTCCCGCATGGATCTCTCTGGCAAGCTCATTTGGGTCATCCGTGATGTGATCCTCTGCGATCCTGCCAGCTGCGTGGATGTCGTCGTCCTCATACTGAGACCAGTCTGCCGCCATCTTCTCTTCGTACTCACCGGGGTACGCAGTTCCCAGCGCACTGCCGAGCCCGCTGTAGGCGTTGTAGATCTTGTACTCGGCCCACGACGGAATCTGGAGCCCAGAGTCGATCTTGTCCTTGAGGTGCAGAGCTTGAGCAGCCATGCGCTCAAGAACCTTGCTCAGCATATGAGAGTCGTCGTACTCGCTCATTTCTTTTCCCAGTCGAGGGACACGGAGTCCTTGGTAATGGGGCCACCGGATGCCCAAGTATAGCAAGTACGGGCAGAATGGCACTTGAAGTGATGCATGTGGCAATAGCCGAGGTATCCGTCCTCTTGGACCATGCCGGGCATGCAGTCCTGCATTCGCGGAGAGATGTCGAAAGCCACGCAGTTCGAGCACTTCGACTTCTTGGCCACGGCAGGAGTCGTCTTCCAATGCGCGGCCAAGCGCCTCCAGTACCCTTGATCGGATAGATTCAGGGGTCCGTATTGGATGTGGTCAGCTTGGATCGACTTGTTGCGGTTCTTCGTATTGACCTTGAGATCGCGGGTCGCAAGCGGGCACGCTGCAGCCTCTTTCGATCCACCGAGGGGGTAGCCGCAGTTCGAGCACTTCTCCGCACCAGCAGGGTTCATGTGCCCGCACTTGGGACACTTGATCTTGCCGGCCGAGAGCTTGATCAGCTCAAGTGTGAATCCTGGGAGAAGTCTCATTTTTTGTCCGTAAACTTCGTGCGATTGGTCAGGCGACTGACTGCGCGCAGATTAGCAGATCCATTGCCGCCGCCCTTGGAAATCGGCGTCTTGTGATCAGCTTCTCGAGGGTCGCCCTTCTTCAGGCCCAGTTTTCTGCGTGCCTGATTTCGCATGCTGCGGTTGGCTACTTGCTCTGGCTTTGCGTGGTACTGAGCGTACTCTCGGGCATAGTCTCTTTTGCGCTGACCGTATGGGGCTGCCGCGTATTTTGCGATTCCCTTTTCTATGAGCTCTCCTGACTCACTAAATCGCGCCGGCCGAACGATCTCCTTCATTTTTGCGCCGACGCCTGCTCCGTCCTCAAAGGGATCAAAGAGCTTTCTCAGGTCATTGGGCTCTAAGGTCTTTGCATCGATACCTCCCACTACGTTGCGGAAGTCGTGAGCACTCGGTATCGCGTGAATCTCTCCATTTACTCGGCGCATACCAACTGGACGATCTCCAAAGGCCCTTTGAATCTCTCTGTGATCGAGCTGTTGCCACGGATTACTGGGATCGGCGTAGAACTTTTTATTCTGCACAAATCCAGCGTAGTTTGGGTTAGCTGCGTACCGCGCATTCCACTGCTTGAGGGCCTCATCTGTAGAGGGATCGTACGCTGACGGCGGCGGAGCCGCCGCACGAGAAGCTGCCGGAGGCGGTGCTGACGGCGGCGGAGCCGCCGCACGAGAAGCTGCCGGAGGCGGTGCTGACGGCGGCGGAGCCGCCGCACGCGCAGTAGAGCGAGTAGCCTTGGGAGCGGAGCCTGCAGCCGAAGTAGCGGCGCCAGCTGCTCCAGTTGCAGCACTACGAGTTGCCTTGGGAGCTGCAGACGGGGTCAGCTTTTTGAGGAGCTTTGGTGCTTGACTGATTCCCGCACCAAGAGTTCCTCCCAGCAAGGCTCCTTTTAGTGCACCATAGTCGGCACCAGAGTCGTACCCAGCAGCTCCACCGAGAAGGGCTCCAATACCCGCGCCAGTTGCGAGTGACGCGACCTTGACCCGCTCGCCGGGAGGCTTCATGTTCGGTCCCAGCACGGTCTTCACGACATGCTTTGATCCGATGTCGCCAATGACCGCGTAGCCTTTTCCGCCTTTGAGGGGGACATGGTAGGTCTGCCCTTTGCGGAGGTCCATCATTGGAATGCGCGCTCGGATCTTGGCGACTTCGTAGGTCGCGCCCGGAGCTCGCTCTGCGATGCGATCCTCTACATGGCCGGCCTCTTTCTCGATATCGCTGGCCTGCTGAAACACTGCTCTCATTTGATTTGCCAGCTCCGTCTTTTCATCGGCTCGATCTTGAATCCACTGCTCAGTGGACTTGCCGGGATCCATGCCGAGGAATCCTTTGGGGAGAGAGGAGTAGTACCGCTGCACATGGACTTTACGTTCTGCAGGCGGAAGATGAGCATGACTCCGGTAACGAACCCCGCGTCCGATCACCTGGTCGATCTTTGAGTTGTTCCAGTGGGGCTCGAGCACCTGAACCATCTTGGTGCCCTTGAGGTCCAGTCCCTCTGTTCCCGAGCTCGAGACAAGCAGGACGGGGACCTTGCCCGAGTTGTACTCGTCTACCATCTGCGCTTTCTGCTTTGCATTCAACTTCCCGGTCAGGGTGTTGAACTTGATCTTCTTCTTTTTCAGAGCGCGCTCGTAGGGCTTGAGCCCTGCCTCGATGTAGTTCGAGTAGACAACTCCGCGGAATCGGCGATCTTTCTTCTTTGCCTCGTGCAGTCTGCGGGCCGCTTCCTGAATCTTGGGCGTGTGAAGCTCCTCCTCCTCTTCCGTCATAGTGTCGACATACGGTTTCGGAGAGAGCGACGCTTGCCTGCCCGCAGTCGTAAACGCATTGAGCATTCGCGACTCTTGCTTTGAGGGCGGCAACCCTGCGCGGATCTTGCGTCGGACATGCCACGGAGCGGCGCCCATCACTGCATTGTAGACTTCCTTCTGCTTTCCTGACATCGGGACATTGATGCGCTCGTCAATCTGCTCTGGGAAGTCTTCTGGGTTTGCCTCAGAATGGACATCGATCCTTCCCACAAGGGCGTCGCGCAGCGCAGTGGCGTTCTGAAGGTCTTTGCGGATTCCGGGTTGAACACCTACCAAGCGGTTCAGCAGCCCAGGAGAAACCTTTGTCTCTCGAATGAACTTGCGCCGAAAAGACATGTCGTCAGCAGGAAGTACGGTCTCCCCTGCAGCGATGTTCGCAAGAGGCGCGATGTCAAAGGGCTGGTTGTACAGCGCAGTTCCAGTCAGAAGAAGCCGCTTGCCAGCCTGCTCGGACTCAGGCCTCAGCGTTCTTGTTGTCAAAGACGGGTTCCGAAGCCTGTGTGCTTCGTCGAGAACAAGAAAAGAGCCGGGCTCGATCGCTGCTCGCTCTTCCTTGGTCTTGCGGCGAACTGCCTTCTCGTAGGAACTGATTCTGGCTTCGACCTCTCCCTTGACGTGCTTCTTAATCTCTTTCTCATAGTTCTTCGTCAACGATGCCGGAGTGATGATCTCCATCGGGGCACCGCTTCTGACACCCGCAGCAATAGAGGTCAGCGTCTTTCCGGCTCCTACGCGGTGGGCGACAATGACGCCATCGCTGTTCTCCAGCTTTCGGAGGACCCGCTCTTGATGCGGCTTAAGCTTGGCGGTGACTTTGGGAGATTTAGACATCCAAGCCCCACAAAACCATCGCCTCTTTTTTGGCATCTTTGTAGGTACGGGACTTGGCTGACGCCTCGCTTACGTCAGCCAGATCCGTCTTCCCTTTGAGCCTGCCGATAGTGGGGCGCTGTCCGAGAGCCTTGCCCAGGTGCTTCACATGCGCGTTTCTATCCGACACAAGGAAGTCAGCGGGGGCCGTCATTGACCATCTGCCGCCCCG